TTGAAGGTCCGATCGAGCGGTGGCCAAGTTGGAACTTATTTCATCCCTCAAAATGGTCACATTGGATTGAAGGTCCGATCGAGCGGTGGCCAAGTTGGAACTTATTTCATCCCTCAAAATGGTCACATTGGATTGAAGGTCTGATCGAGCGGTGGCCAAGTTGGAACTTATTTCGCTTCTAATTACCGTTATGTTTGATTCAAGTTCTGAATATTTAACCAACCCAGTTAAATTTGAACCATCACCAATAAAAGTTATTGCCGTGACATTCCCATTCACTATCACATTTGATGCGGCATTCATCGATGTGACTTCATTGTATAGATTGAGTGTTTTTGATGGGTTTATACCACTGGAACCATATATAGATATAGTACCGAGTGTCAATTTGGTTGCAACTATGTTACCTTGAACTTTGAGTACGTTTGAGTCGTTCACGTCAATTGAAACTTTATCACCGACATCTAAAGTATGTACAGGATTTGTGTTAGCTATGCCCACATTCGACGACGTAACAAGCGATACATCACTGTTTGTAAATTGAACCGTGTTTGACGTCACGTTTCCATTGTCGGTCACTGATTGCAAATCGGTGACTATACCAGATAAATTGGAACCGTCACCCACAAAATAGTTTGCATACACGTTTCCATTGACAACCAAATTTGATCCCACTTCCAAACCGGTTGTCGGGTTATTTAAATACAATGTTTGAGTTGTCACGTTTCCATTGAGTGAGATTTGTTCGAGGTTACTCGCTATATTAGACAACAATCCACCATCACCGATGAATGTGGATGCGGTCACATTTCCACCGACCACCACATTCGCATCCACATCTAGACCAGTGGTTGCGTTATCCAAATAAAGCGTTTGAGTTGTCACGTTTCCATTAAGTGCGATTTGTTCAAGGTTACTCGCTATGTTAGACAATAATCCGCCATCGCCGATGAATGTGGACGCAGTCACATTCCCGCCTACCACCACATTTGCGTCCACATCTAGACCGGTGGTTGCGTTATCCAAATAAAGCGTTTGGGTCGTGACATTCCCATTCAAAGCGATTTGTTCCAAATTACTCGCGATGTTAGACAAAAATCCACCGTCACCGATGAATGTGTCTGCCGTGAGATCACCATACACATGTACGTTGATCGAATTAGACGTATCCGGTGTTAACTCGGAATCTTCGGCTGAACTCAGTGTGTGTGAAATAATAAACTCATTGCTAGCACCGCGGTATCCAAATGCGACATTTGAATCACCTTCATACACGAGAACCACCCCCGTATCTAGTGAAGATGATACATTATTTGCACCCAATGCCAAAATTGGATCTTCCACTAATAAATTTCGCGTGGAAATGTACGTTGTATTTCCCCTAACTTCTAGGTTACCATACACAAGTGTATCACCTGACACAGATAGGCTACCCGTAAATGTTGCGTCGTCACCGTAGAAATCAACACCCGTAATGTTATCATCAGCGAGTATTTCGCCACCCACATGTAGCGTCTTTTGTGGTGTAGGCGTATTTATGCCAACACTACCACTTGTGATGATAGACAACGTGTTTGAAAATGATATAGTTTTATCGGTCGTATTACCATATTCGGTTACGTGTTGAAGACTTATGTTTGATATGGCTCCACCATCACCGGTGATAACCCCGGTAAACACGGGACTTTCGATGTTTGCCTTTATAGCCACATTTGATTGAATATCCTCACGAAGAGCGACAGTGTTTGCAGCCATTTCATCGCGGATGATGGAGAGGTTAGAGTGTAAATCAGCTCTCAAGGCCACTGTATTTGCTGCCATTTCACCTCGAATGGTCACGGTGTTTGCTGCCATTTCTCCTCGAATGATCGCCAAGTTGGAGTGCAAATCACCTCGTAAAGTCACCGTATTTGCTGCCATCTCATCCCTCAAAGTGAGTGTGTTTGCAGCCATCTCATCTCTCAAAATGTCCACATTGGATTGCAAATCCGCTCGTAAGGTCACCGTGTTTGCAGCCATCTCACCTCTCAAAATGTTCGCATTCGATTGTAAATCTGCTCGCAAGGTGACCGTGTTTGCAGCCATCTCATCTCGCAAGATATCCACGTTGGATTGTAAATCCGTTCGTAATGTCACTGTGTTTGCAGCCATCTCATCTCTCAAAATGTTTGCATTCGATTGTAAATCTGCTCGTAAGGTCACCGTGTTTGCAGCCATCTCATCTCTCAAAATGTTTGCATTCGATTGTAAATCTGCTCGCAAGGTTACCGTGTTTGCAGCCATCTCATCTCTCAAAATACCCACATTCGATTGAATGTCTCCTTGAAGAAGAATCACGTTGGCAGTCAAATCACTGAATTTTACAACGTTTGAAATGTTTGATCCATCACCCGTGATGTTATCCGCCGTGAGATTACCATACACACGCATTTCTATGGAATTGGCCGTGTCCACCGTGATGTATCTATCACTCGCCGAACTATATGTGTATCCGATCGCATATTCATTACTCGACTCTATGAATGCCGCGGTGACATTAGATTCTGGGCGGGTCATCACGAGACCGAGATCAAAACGGAAATCTGAATCCGTGTTATTCTCCCCAAGTTCAACGATGGCATCTTTCACTCTAAGATTTTCTGAAGAAATGAGCGTGGTTTCACCCAAAACCGTAAGGTTCCCTGTTATGTAAGCATCACCTCCCACAGACAATTCGTGCATCGGATTTGAATTTGCAATCCCCACGTTAGATGCAGTGACAAAACCTGTCGTAGGGTTATTAAATTCTACCGTTTCTGTCGTTGTGTTTCCTTCTTCTGTGACACCCTGTAGATCTTGTGGAGCCACGGTAGCTCCAGTATCTATAATTTCCTTAGTGGATACATCGTAAGCGAGTGCATTCGATGTAAATCCAGTACTTGTTCTAATGGGAGCCACATATAAACCTTCTGACGAAGCCTGTATGACGTTAGATGAAGCATTTATAATTATGGTGTTTAACGCCTGTTCATCTGGAACGTGCTTACCTATCCTGATCCTTTCGGATTTTTCGATAGTATTGAGGTTTTTCACCATTTATATTAGAGCTCATTTTATTTCTGTCCAACCGACTCGTTTGTATATATAAAGTGCATCATTTTCAGTTTCATACACCATCAGACCAGGTTCAGGATTTGGTATGTTTTCTATATCCGACAAAGTCATTCTAGGCAATAAAAATCCACTCGTTTTAGATTCAAGTGTGAGAATAGCAGATGGATGACTCTTGTGTGTACCCAAAGCTAATTTACCATTACCATCGAGGGTCATGCTCGGGTTCAATTTACCGTTCGTACCCCTCGTTTTAAACACAAGACCACCTGGATTACCCGCCGTCGTACCGTTATTCGCTTTCGTGTATCCATTTATCTCAGCGAAACCATTTATATTCAAGGATTTGACTTCACCGAGTCTAGATGTAACTTGTGGAACTCCATGTGTGAACAAGCATTTGGAACGCACACACTCGGTTTCTATTTCCTTTGCAGACACCGTGTTATTCACGACAAGGTGTATATCTGTGACGTTAGAACACGACATCACGTGCTCGAGAGACACGTTAGAAATCAAGTGTCCATCACCCTCGAGTGACGCGTCTTCGAGTGTTTGTATGCGTTCACGTATGACTGGCAAATCCTTTGTCAGTTTCAATTCGGATTCGCACACACCGACCCGTTTTTCGAGTGGTTCAAAACGCTTGACTTCTCCGTGTAAATAATTGAACGTACCCATTTTAATTTTAATCGCGTCCACCTCATTGAATCTAGTGAGTGTGTTCTCCACAGCTGATATTCGATCCGTATTAGATTCTACGACTGGTACAATCTTCTTCGTTTCGTGAATGATGGGCGTTTGTGTGTTTATAAAATTCACATCTTTTCGGAGTTCTTGAATCTCTGGAAGGACGCGCACATCTTTTCGAAGCGTCGCTATGTCGTGTTCACACGTAGATATTCTAGGAAGTTCCTTTTCGATCGCAGACACGCGTGGTTCTACATGGGACACCCTACTTTCGAGAACAGGGATTGCACCCTCGAGTGGCACGAAACGTTCAGTCTCCTTTTTGAGTGCATCTATTTCCGATTCAAACACGGGTTTAGCTTTCTCGAGTGGTTCAAATCTGGGTATTTCATTCTCGAGTGCAGAGACTCTCGCGTTCGTCGCGTCGAGTTCCACAGACTTTGTGATTCCGCGCAGTGTCGTACCATCTCCATAAAATGATTCGGCAATAACCTTTCCATCGGAGTTTATGTTTCCTTTTGCGTGTACGCGGTTGTTTACGTATACGGAACGCCCAACATTTATATCCTTTGTGACATCTAATATATTGAAATAATCACTGAAGTCCGTGATTTGATCGAGTGTGATGTTAGACAAAAGGCCGCCATCAGCTTTGAGTTGCCCAACAACATGTAAGTTTTCCACCACTTCACCTATGTCTATGTTTAAATCATACTGAACGTTAGACAAAAGTCCACCGTCACCCACAAATTGCGTGGCTTCGACGGAACCATTGAATTTAGTACTTTCACCCACGGTCAAAATACCCTGTTTTTTGTCGTGCATGACACGAATACCGTGTATGTCGAGACCGACGTCTTCACTCTTTTTACACCCTTCTCCTACGTGTAACACGGGTGTGTACACGTGTTCTTCATTTATCATGGACACATTTATGACTTTCAAGTTTTCAACTTGAAGATCGCGGAGTTTCAGTTCTGTTCCTCCTATGTCTACTACCTCTTTCGTGATCGAATCATACGCAAGTAAGTTCGACGCAATTGCATTTCGTATTGGACTTATGTATAATCCGCTGTGTTTGATATCACGAATGGTTTCATCTGATGCATTAAACACAATGGAGTTTCTTGGCTGACCGGAGTCCGTGAGTCTTCCGAGTCTTACCATATCGGTAGGCTGATTCAAACCAGAATTCTTTACCATTTAATATAGCGATGCATTTTAATTTGCGTATACTAAACCGGCCATACCGTTTTCAACTCTCAATATGTTGTAATTGACCGCATATATGGGGTCTGTAATGTTCATACTTTCACTGATAATCTTTGCCGAATCTAGACGGCTAAAGTTGAGCGTACCTGTGGGCTGTAAAGAGCTCGTCAAAAGACAAAAGCAATACAAGAAAATATCCGGGGATGTTACAAAGTTTGTGTGATAATACGCCATCACGTCTATAAAGTGTGGCTTTGCCCATCTAAACTTACCTATATCGAGTCCATTTATGTTTAATTTAACACGGTTAGACTTAGATGTGAGTGCACCATTCGATGTCGTATCGGAGCACGCGAGGTATTTCACTGGGTGGTTAAACGTGAGATCTTGGATGGGTTCACCCGATGGAATGTTCTTTTGAACTTGAGTGATCAACATTTCGTGATTTCTCGAAACAATGTTACCGCGCTCTTCGTTATCTAAATAATAATAGTTCGCGTATACTTCATAATTATAATTTGGATTCACACCATTTCCCCAATAGATGCGTAATTCCACGTTGTGATAGTGAAGGGCTACGATAGGCAATGCGCACTGTGGACCTTCGCAGAAGAAGAATCTGAGCGGATAAAAATACGAACGGGAGCTCGTACCACCTGGGTGTGGACCGTTTGAGCTCTTTGTTACGTTTTGAGCGAATGTATCTATGGCTATGTTTTCCGTAAACACGGAATCTTGAGAATCTATGAGATGGCCACCAATGTAAAGTTCAACTTTATTTATGATCTGAGACCAATCGGCTTCATCCTTGGCTTCGTTATTGTCGTCCATAGATATGAACACGTATCCAAGCATATCGCCAGTCTTTTCAAATTTCACGGATGACATGGAGTCACTTTTCACATTCCCCTGTAACAGTTGTTTTTCAACGGACTGTGAAAAATTTGAATGCCGTTTAAACGTCGACGAGAAAAATGAAATCTCTGGAGAACCCATGATGTGTTCATCTTGGGCACCGATGGCTATCAATTGCACGATACCCGCCGACATTTATAATAATAAAAGGTAAAAAATGTACGTACCTAACGCCCGGACTCTATGAAGGGCATGTTCCTGTTTTTGCAGACAAATTTAAAAATCAAAAAGTTATCGGCGCCATTCGTGGTGGTGACACCGTTTTCATCCCTGAGTGTACATGTCAACCTATCAAGTTTTCTGATTGGTGTGACATATTGGGTCATGACATCGTATTCATTCTTGAACACAATTGGGTTTGAACCACCCTGAATCAATGTACCGAAGCCATTGTTCAAAGTGGTCATACTCGCTTGACCTTCGAAAATATTGGAAGTTCTCTGCGCAAAATTTGTGTTCAATTCCTGAATGGAAATGTGGCACACACTTGAACCAGCTGCATCTATTCTGGCAGCCGAAAGACGAGCTTGTACAATATTTTCAAGTGGTTGGGTCAAGTGCACGGTAAAAGTGTTTTTACTGTCTTGGCCCACGGTATCCACCGTTATCGTGTGATACTCATACTCAAAATCTGGCAATTGTGCACGAGTCGCAGTCACAAGAGACATTTATAATAGCTTAGATTAAAGATCCACCAATTCCACCGATGATCTTCGCGTCGGCGCTCTTGCGAACGAACGCTTGGTCACCACAGATACCACCTGGAGACAAGGACTTGGTGTAGTACGCAGATTTCTTGGATCCTGGAACACAATCGATGCTGTGCTCCAAGTCGAAGATGGAGGCTTCACCTTCTTCGGACGTTTCAATGTTGATTGGTCTGGGCTGGTACTCACTGCGAACACGGGCGCCCATGAAGGTCACCAAGACCGACAAAAGGCAGAACACAATGACGATGGCCGTGAGGGTGTTTCGGTTTGTGGCGTTAAGCTTCATTTATTATGTATCCAACATTTTTATATAAAGTGCGTTAAAGAATTTGGATTAGTTTCAAAGTACAGAGTAATGGACGGTGAAATCGTACTCGACCGGAGTCATGGTCATGTCATGAAACTAGATGATAACGAACAGGCGTTGATGGATGAAATTGAGATTGAAGTTCCACGCCCAAGACCCGCGAGGCTCGCGCCGAAACCTTCTGTGTATCGCCCACCCCAACACCAAGCGCCACAGCCCGATGTTCAAGAAGACATCGATGCCTTCGCGAATCCAACAAAGCAGAGTGCTCCTCCACCACCACAAGACGAACCAGTCGATTACGGTGAATACGAAGAGGAATACGAGCAGCAGCAGCCATACATGCAAGGTGACTACGCGATGCAAGAAGAGGAGCGTCCTTCGCCTGGATACAAAAGCATAGACGAGGAGAAGGCGGATCTCGTAAACAAGCTCAGCCGCCTCGAAAAGAAGGGTTTTACCGTGAATAAGCGTTTGAATGTGTACTCAAACATAGATGACCTGAGAACTGAAGTGAAGAGAATCACCTATAGTATCGATGTAGACAAGTCTATCAAGTTCTCCAGGCGCATGCTGATTGCGTGTGTCACAGGCCTCGAGTTTTTGAATAAGAAATACAACCCATTCGAGATTCAACTCGAAGGCTGGTCTGAAAACGTGATGGAAAATGTGGACGATTACGATGAAGTGTTTGAAGAGCTGTATGTGAAATACAGAACGAAGATGCACGTCGCTCCAGAAATCAAGCTCGTGATGATGCTTGGTGGTTCTGCGATGATGTTCCATTTGACAAACAGTATGTTCAAATCTGTCATGCCTAACATGAATGATATTCTCAAGCAAAATCCAGGACTCGTACAAAACATGGTGGATGCCGTAAAGAACACGACCCCGAGAGGTGCGGTGGATGCACCATCGAGTGAACCATCTGGGGATCGTTACGAAATGAAGGGTCCTGGTATCGATATCTCCAGTCTCATGGGTAACATCATGATGCCCCCAGCTCCACCCATGTCTACGTCCGCCCCAGAACCAATCCCACAAGTGGATGACGATGATGACGATGCCATTTCAGACATCGTGGATGCCCCAGAAGAAGCCGAAGACGAAGAGGATGTCAAGGAGGTCAAGGTCAGTGGAACCACCAAGGGTAAACGTGGGCGTAAGAAGAAGTCTGTTGAAATAAATTTGTAAGCGTACAGTATAAATGATAGGGTACTGTCCCATCGAGGAAGAACCGCCAGTGCGCGTTCCTCAGATGCGTGCTCCATCTCAGAGAGCTCCGGCTAAGGGCTCTCGAATGGAAGACACGGAGACGAACTATGTGGTCTTATTCTTTATCGCGGGCGTTCTCGCGCTCGCCGCTATGGATTCTATTAAAAAGTAAAAATTAAAACACCTTTTACCATTCACACAGCACGTGAATGGTAAAAAGAGAAATTTAAGCGTTTTCGAGATCCTCAACCATTTCCCGAAGTTCATTTATGGCGGATACAGCGTATGCCAATATACCATAGTAGTCTACCTTAGCGTATTCTTCTCCCCAATCTTCGTAGTTAGGTTCATTTTTGGTTTCATTTGGTGTAGCATCACTGCCCTTTATAACAACATGACGCATCTCTGGTGCATCGTAGTATATATCCTGTGCTATGAAACCTGTTTCTGTGATACCATGTTTTTCATACATAACGGGTTCGATCTTAGAAAGTGTATCCAATGAGTTTTCTATAACAATTATATTTGATTTAAGGCGTATGTCAGATGTCTGAGAACCACCCAAGTTTGTGATTCCGGCACCGTTTCCGTATAGATACTCTGCGTACACATTTCCATCTATGTATAAATTTGAATATGTACCGGGTTTGTCTTCGTAATAACTTGTGCCAAACGATATAGAATGTAATGGATTTGTGTTATGTATACCAACTCTGGCGAATCCAGATGAAGGGTATGATTCTGTAATAAAGTTTGTGGATGCACCCGGTCCATCTACCCATTCAGGCAAACCTGAGCTATTTATGGCTAAAAACTGCCCAGCATTGCCCTTGGGTAAACGAGATAGTGTATTCGTGGCAGAAGCGTACAGTATATCACCCGCTTGTATGGTAGATATACCCGTAGTAGCGGATACCATGAGATTACTTTCAAGAGAAGACACTCTCGTGTCAAAAGCTGTAGCTGTGGGAGATGGAGCCCATTCGGGTACACCTGATGCATTTACTGTAAGTACTTCACCTTGATTAGAACTTATGGCAAGTTTTGATAAATTACCAGGTGAAGATGCATAGAGTATATCACCTTGTGTAAAATCTGTAGTAATTCCACTTGTATTTGTAATTATAACTTTTTGTTCGAGTGTGTTTATCCTAGACGAATTATCATTTAAATCCGCTTGCGATGCTACGTATGTGAGTTCCGAACCGTCTCCATAAAATTGCTGTGCGGTTACATTTCCACCAATTGTGACATTTCCATAAGTTTGAAATGATGTGGTCGCATTTGAAAATGTTATTTCATCCGTGGTAGAGGGATCTTGGGATGTCACATCTTGTAACGTGGGTGCAGGTAAATTTTGTAATTGTGAACCGTCTCCTATGAATTTACCTGATACTCCTATGTCTCCCCCAAAAAAAGCTCCTATTGTAGAAACGTTATCATTGACTAACACAGATTGAAGCGTGATTGTAGACGTAGCTGGTAAATTTTGTAATTGTGAACCGTCTCCTATGAAAAACCCGTGTGTTTCTACATCACCTTGAAATTCAACGCTCTGAGAAGATGTGTTACCTCGAATGGTCACGGTTTCTAATGTTTCTACCTCACTCTGAAGCGTGTCGTATAATTTTCTATACGATCTTCCATGTGAACAACACGGCATTCTAAAATTACGTTCTATTATTTTTGAGTGTTTCTATACGCTCCCTGAGTTCCTGTATTGATTTTACTACATACGCAACCAAGTGTGGATACCTTATACACGCCGGGCGTTTTCCCCAATCGGAATAATCTGACTCCGGTGCCTCTTCATTCGGACTCGAATCCCTCCCCGGCCATACAATGTGTCTAAGTTCCTTTGCATCGTAGTATACTTCTTGTGCAATCAAACCCGAACCACGTTTTCCATCTTTATCGTATAATTTTGGCGCGAGTTTAGCCAGTTTATCTAAAGCGTTTGTTAATTTATGTATATTGGATTTAACTCTTCTGTCACTGTAACCTAAGAAATATCCATTACTATACGCAAGAAGTTGACCATCTTTACCAAATGTAGATAATCCAGTTGATGGATTAGTTGTGGTTGAATTAGGTATCGCTGGAGTCCCAAAAAACAGTTTACTCCCATCTCCATTATAATCACCCTTTATTACTATAGTTCCCTGTGTGTACCAGTTATACTTAATATCACCTGGGTGCCATGTACTACTAGTTCCATCATTTCCATTTGTATCTGTATACTTTACACCTGCTTGTGAATAAAACATACCTTGCCCAAATTTTATATCAAAATAATTAGACCGTATTCTTATTCTACCCGTAAATGTAGCTGTCTCGTTACTTAATCTATTTCTTATTCTTAGGTAAAGTCCGTTATTTAATTCGTCATCAAATATGGGTACATAACTCATTATAAATTGTGAACCGGAGTTGTATTCGTAATCCAAGTTACTCGTTGGATGTAACCACATGGCATTCTCACCGCGTTCATCCATGCGTAAAAGACGCCCATAACCGGTTCCATAGTCACCAGTCGTGAGATATGTGTTATCCGCCGTAGTTTCCGGTGCTAAATTTCTAATATCACTTGTTCCATAACCAAGTAATATATCACCTGTATTCAGTGAATTTAGATTAGGTGTACTAGTAAACAGTATATTACTTTCTAGTTCGGATGTTCTATTTTCTAAATCATAAATATCGGTTGTATTTATCCATTCTGGTTGAGACGTATTCGTGTTTGAATATAACAATTGTTCATTTGAACCTATGGCTAGTTTATCTAAAACGCCATTATTAGTTGATATCAATATATCACCAGTTTGTACATCAGTTAAGGCGCTTGTGTTTGTGATCATAACATTTGATTCGAAAGAGGTAACACGTGAATCTAGTTCGGATATCTCATGCATGTTTGAAACGCCATCTAAAAATTCTCCGCTCCCGATTAAGTTTGTGCACGTGACATTCCCACCTATTATTATATTTGACGACGTTTGAAATGACGTGACATCGTTCGTGAAATTAACTTTTTGATTCGTAATTGAACCATTAGATGTTACTTGTTGAAGCGTGGGTGTAGTTTGTGTTGGTAAATTTTGTAATTGTGAACCATCTCCTATGAAATAACCACTAGCCCCCAGATCTCCACCGAAATATGCGCCTATTATAGATGTGTTACCATTTAACACGACATCATTTAATGTAGCATTCTGTATAAAAGTGGAATATGTGATATTGGATATAAAAGTCGCATCTCCCAAAAAATAACCATCGGTCTTTATGGAACCAAATACATCTATACCAGTTGGTGATATATTTCCATTAGATGTCACCGATTCAAGTGTGTGTTGCACCTGGGTTATCCTATCGTAGTACCTTCTTTGTGAACGACTACTCGTGTCACACGGCATCTTGTAATTAGGCTACAATTTTATCAAACACTGCCCTCGCGCGAAATCATCTGGTTCTTCCTCTTTCATCTTGGGCATTTTGAATCCACCCTGTTTATACACGCGTAGGCGTTTGTTATACATGGCGTGACATACCGACCACTGGTCGAATATGTCATATATGTTTGGGTTGTTCTTCTTCCCTTTCGTCTCACGCATGATTCTGCCGATGGACTGAACTATGTCTGATTTAGGTGTCGCGAGGATCACTGTGTCGAGTGTTGGTATATCCAAACCTTCGTGGGCTTGACTGAATGTCGCGAAAATTATCTTTTTCTTACTAGATTCCGTGAGGTCGGCTTCTTTCATGCCACCCATGTAGAGTCCAGATGTCTTTGGAAAACACTGCTGAAGCATCATGCAGTGTTGGCGGCGATCACTCAACACGAGTAATTGTCTCGTACCCCTCGTGATGCGTTTAATGAGATCGACCAACATCTTGTTTCGGTCGCGGTTCTCCGTGAGTTCCGTGATCATCGTGGAGAGTGAAAGTTTCCCGAACCGTGTACATGGCGGAGGGTCCCTGAATCGGGGACACTCGAACTCTATGGGAAACACCTCCACGTCTTGTTGATTCTCCCGTTCCACCGCAAAAAATGTGGGGCCCATGAACCAGTGAAGCACTTTCGTGAGTCCATCTTTCCTGTTTGGTGTCGCCGACAAACCGAATATGTGTTTGGGACACATCTTAAACAGGGATTGGCTAAACACCTTCGCGCATATGTGGTGTGCCTCGTCTACTATGACTGTACCCACGCTATCGAAATCGCCGAACGAGTATTCCTTAAGGGACAGAGACTGTAACATGGCGATCACGAAATCGTTGTCTACCTCCTTCTTATTTTGTTGAACACGGCCGATGGTCGCACCCGGACAAAACTGTTTGATCCGCTCTTCCCACTGATTCGCGAGGAATTCCTTGTGTACGATGATCATGGTTCGGTACCCGAGTTTACACGCGATGGCTAATGAAACGGTGGTCTTCCCGAACCCGCACGGTAGGCTGAGGACCCCGTGACCTGCGTCAATAGCCGCAGCAAGTGCGGCGTTCTGATGGGTGGCGTCCCGGAGAGTTCCATGGAATCGGGTAGAAATTCGTGTAGGCACAGGTCTCTTATCTTCCGTGGGTTCTCCCAGTTTACTAGTTCCGTAATATCTTGGAACGCAGATTCCATTCTTAGTTGGTCTAAATACCTTGAAAGGGGGAGGAGGAAAGCCAAAATCATCATTGACGATGGCCCTTACCGTGAGCTCCTTTTTTATTTCCGGAGGTGGATTATTCACGATGTATCCACTCCGCGTGAGCATTCTAATGTATTAAAGATTAAAAACTTTAATAGACTAGAAATATGCCTGTTCTTAACGTGGAAGAGAACATTGAAAAGATTACGAATGAACTTGAGAAGTTGCACCAAGAAATTTATAGGCTTCAAGGAAGTCTCCGTGTGTTCTTGGGATTTAAGGAAGCGGGTCTAGAGGAGATTGATGTTCCAGAGAAGGAGTCTCAATCAGCTTAATGGTCCATGCGTACCCACTGTGATGTCCGACGTTCCAAGCGCCATTAAAATTTACTGACATTTTCACTTTGTCACCCTTAGCTAGAGATTGCACGGGTGTGTCACCTTCTACGGTACACATCACGCGTCTGTATCTGAAAGGTACTTTGAGTGTTAATAAATTTCCAGTTAATGGATCGTCTATGTTTTCATTGAGTATAAACCTGGCTTTACTTTCTTGGAGACCTCGCACATAATCCCTGGTTCTGTTATCTACTTCCACGCGTATGTATTTCTTTGAATTGAAATCATACATGGGGGTGTATACTGTACCTTCTATCGGGATCATCCTTTTCTGGTATATATTGTTATTAAAATTAAAGCTATAAGTATGAATAGGATGTGTGTGACTAACACAGGTTGAAGAGGGTACCGAGTACCGAACTGTTCGTGACAAAATGAACGGCCAACCTCTATGGCTGCTTCCATACTCGAATACGGTGTGTATCTAGGAGACATCATACCACACAAAGCTACGTGTTTGTTCTCACCAAAGAAAGGTACTTGTCCGTGAAGACTCAAAACACCCGAGGACTGTTCGAATGTCCATCGTCCATCCTTCCACTCGGCACCCCACCCTATGCGCACATTTCTCGGTTCGGGAACACCGAGTTGGCGAATCACCTCTGGTTTCAGTGTGTCTGGGTGTGTGGTTAACACGTCTTCCGTGAGATCACACACAACACACGAGATGGTCTTACCATCAGAGAGAACCACAGGTTGTAATCGAAGTGGTGTTTCCATGCCGAACTCCAAATCTGAGCGTATCTGTATGGGTTCGTCGTAGTCGAGTAAGACGTTAATACACCCGTAAGTGCTTGGACCTAATTTAAGTCCGACATCTTCACCCCAATTATCACCCACCAATTGAAGCGCCTTACTGTTGTCTACACACAAGACCAGCAAACCGTCGTTTATGGTCACGCCGTCTGCGAATGTAGCCTTGTACCCGTCTTCGAGGTATTCGACGGACTCGAGGTGTGTGTTAAACATGAACGTGACACCCTTATCTAGGAGCGCCTGTTGCATGGCGTCACCCATGACTTTTCCGGACACTCTCTGTGTGTACTGTTTAGACATGCCCACGTGGTCGAAACTTTTTACGAACTCGTACGCGGACATGGTCTCCCAGTCGACCCCATCCATGATGAATGTGAGTGTTTGAATCAAGCGTTCACCACTCGTCGTCATGTTTCCCAAAGCATCTTTGAGGGAGACGGATTTGTACTTGATAGGTCGAGCGAGCACGCGTCCCGCGAGAGACGCGAGAACCCCGTAATCTTTGATACCTAAATTTCTGAATACAGTTTTGTAAACATCCGTCTTCGCGGGCTGAAACACGTCGTCCCATTTTATGCCCATCTCTCTGAAAAGACTATCCGTGTTTACGAAGGCGTTATCAAACACGATTCTGTGTGCGTGTAAATCACGGGTCTCTGTTTCCGGTTCCCACCACGAACCACCCGCCGATGGTTTGCGATCGTATACGATGACCTCGTGATCCGTAGACCTGAGGAGTTCCCACGCCACGGACATGCCTGTGGGTCCTGCGCCCACCACGTGTACACGCATTTATAATAAGGTACCAAAAAATTTAGGCCGGAAGATACAACACGTTACGCGTGAGTTGGTAAAACACGAGGAGAGACACGGTCAAGAGTGTTTGGAAATCGAGGTATTCCATGGACATGATGAGTAGAAACACGTTAAGAATGACGTGCATGGGTATGGGTTTTTCGGGTCCGTATTTCGTATAGAATCCGTACGTCGCCCCACCAGATAACAGAAGTGCATTGACCGCCGTGGTGTACGATGGTCGATACAGGAACCACGCGGTATACAGGAGTGAAACGTAAGATATGAATATGGACCGTCTCCCGAGTTCCTTCATGCTATCCACGATCAATAGAGGTTTCCTTTCCAAAAGTTTGGATTCCCAGTGTGGACCAAGGATCAAGTAGGAAACATAGAGGATCACGAAAATGTACCACATTTTTTATTAGTATCTTAGAAAAAAATAAAATAAAAAAATATTTTTTTCAAAACTTTTTTTTAAAAAAAGAAAGTGTAAAAAATATTTTTTTTTCTAAAAAGTTCTGAACTCAAAAAGTTTATAATATATTTTAATTTTAGGTTCATACTTAAAGTACTATAATCCCTATTAAAGAAATGGGTATTTTAGTATACAGAGATGAACCCATTAACACGAGCATACAATTATCACGTGATGCGCGCGGCGAGCAAGACTGCCGTGCCCGGATACAAAGGTAAAGAACCTGTCGGGTGTGAAGCAGACATGCGTCGCCGAACCGTCGCACAAAGTAAAGTACACTTGATACACAAGACTGTTTGGGATCCCGAACGAATGACATACGTCACGAAACATTACCTACCGGACGGGACTCCGTACAACGCGATGACGTTAAAGAATAAAATATCTTCATAAAGTAAGGATGCTGACATGCGCATCATCGATAAAAATAATACCGACGCATGTTAAACAGAAACGTAATACGTGGAAGTTTGCGGCGGAATTCCTGTGGCGTAAGAATTTTGTAAAAAATCAGTCCGAACTGGGTGCGTGGACTCGAGATCAGTTAATAGAGCTCGGCCCTACGTTTGTAAAATTAGGCCAGATTGTATCAACGCGCGCAGACCTTTACCCTGTAGAGTTTACGCGGGAGCTCGAATCTTTACAGGATAATGTCCCTCCGATAGAGATGGAATGTGTAAAAGATGTTGTAAACGCAAACGATGTATTTTTGGAGTTTGACTACGAACCGTTTAAATCAGCAAGCATAGGACAAGTACACATGGCGAGACTGTTAGACGGTCGAGAAGTCGTGGTAAAAATAAAACGACCGGGTATTTATGACATCATGAAGAGGGACACGGATAACATAGTGGACGTCGTAAACTTTTTGGAGCGCGTGGGTATCGATACGGGTGCGACGTCGGGGAAGGTCCTCGAAGAGTCCATAGAGTACCTCTTGTCTGAATCGGATTACGGGAAGGAGATGGAAAACGCACACAAAATGCGTAGGGCATTCAAAGGTGTGAAATGGGTGAAGATCCCAAAAGTGTACGATGAATACTGCACGGAAGACATGATCGTCATGGAGTACGTGAAATCCGATAAGTTCACGGAGATTCGTGATGAAAAAGTGAATCCCAAAAAGATCTGCGAAGCTCTGATAACATCTTACGTGATTCAAACGATGGAGAAAGGCCTGTTTCACGCGGACCCACACCCGGGAAATTTGGGTTTCTCGGAAAAGGGTAAACTCGTATTTTACGATTTCGGTCTCGTGATAGACATATCCGATGAATTGAAAATGGGATTCCAAGACCTGTTCAAGTGTATCATAAACAGGGACACGAAAGGTATGGTGGATACGTTGATACGGCTGAACGTGATCGTGCCCACGACGTCGGACACGAGTGATATCGAAATATTTTTCAAAACGACTTTGAACTATTTGGAAACTTTGGACGTAAACGCGTTTAAAAATGACGTATTGGACGACGAGATACTCCTGTCTCTCGCCCAAAAGAAACCATTCACGATCCCAACGTCATTCGTGTATCTCGCCAAAGCTTTCTCTACGGTGGAAGGTACGTGCATAAAGTTAGACGAAAATTTCAATTACTACGAGTACTTGGAGCCCATGATACGCGAACAATTCGTAGAAAACTTTGATGTGCAAGACGTGTTTTCAACATCTTTGGAGATGCCTTCGAGGATACGAAACATAAGTACGGCTGTTCTGGGTTTGGAGGAATCCAGAGCATCCATGAAACGTTCGTTAGAGAGGACTAGGAAAGAGATGCGGTACGCGCAGTACAGTGTGTTGTCTGCGGTGTTTGCTGGGAACATGGTGGATCATTTACCTGCGTTTGTTTTATTATCCACGTTGAGTGTGTGGTTCGCGTTTACTTCTCATAAAAGTCGATAGAAACCTCTTCCTTTGGTTTCTTCTCATCGACAAAGAAAGCTTTGTGGCTTTCCAAAATCTCACGGGATCGAGCCTTCTCACCCTCCGCGATTTCGGAAAGCTTTTCCCGTATGTTCGTGAAATCATTCACGCGTTGTTTCTTCATTTTCTTCCCGTACTTCTTGAACTTCTTGCGAATGGAGGCGATGTTAGCTGGAGTGGAGGCCGCGATGACAAACATTTATTATCTCTTAACATTTTTTCTTGGTGTGAAAAACGTTTTTAAGAATTTACTTGACGCTGCATTTTTTTGTGCTTTCATAGCCTTTTCAAATGCTTTGACTTGTTTAAGGGTCGCGTTTTCATTTCTAACCTTGTCGCGTGCAAATTTCTTCTGTTCCCGTGTCATGTAAGGAGACGCATTTATGTATTTAATTCTATTCGTGATACGGGCACTGATGATCGAGTTTACGACGCGTCCTATTCTGTTGTTTTCTTTTTTTAACCGCATGAGTGTGTTCGCGGCTTTCGTGGTGTTATTCATCTTACTATTCCATTACAAATTAATATTAAGTCTCTTGAGTTTCTCTTCAAACTCTCTACGTTCACCCGGTGACTCAATCTTTTCACCCGTGGCGATGGCTCTGATTTCGGGTCCTGTTAAGTGCATGGCGTCCGTGCGGAAATCCTTGAACGCCTCCATCGTGACCGGAACGAGTGGTTGGATGAGTTCATAAATCGCATTCGCGTATTCACGAATCTCCATTTGTGCGTGTTCATCCATGCGTAGGTGAAGGTAGTGCATGAGATTATGGAGATTGATCTTCCAATAAAATTCCGTGTACGTCGATTGCGGAAGGTTACCACGCGCCTGTTCTCGACACGTCCCTCTATCGAGGAGGTCTTGGTACAACTCAAACGATTCACTGAGCTTTTCCGAAACCTTCGAAGACAGTTCGTCACCGACATCCACGACACCTTCCGACCCCTGATTGTTTACTTGGGATTGCCCGCGTAAAACGTCGGGTTCGTAGTACTGTTTCGGTACGACGGAGTATCTGGCGGAGAGTTCGTTGATACTGGCCATGCGGTGGCGCATATGCTGTCGAGCGATATAGATGGGCATCTTGATGTGAAACTTGAATTCCACCATTTCGAAGGGGGTGGTGTGCCAGTGTCTAAGGAGATATCGAATAAGTCCCCGATCTCCTCGTGAGGTTTTAGTCCCATCTCCATACGAGACTCGGGCGGATTGGACGATGGCCGCATCCAAATCTTCCCGAGGCATGTGGTCCACGAGGCGAACAAATCCGTGATCCAAGACATCTTTCTGCATGATTAATTAGATAACGGTTTAAATCTTTAATGCCATGACATTCTTTCTCTCAAACGTCTGAGCAAATAAGGGGTAAGTTCCACCATGTTTCCAAACGGAACGTACCTGTAATCGATGCCTATGTTTTTACCCATCCCTAAAAGTTGTGCGGTCACGTATTGATCTTTATCGAACCTCGTCGCGTATCTGAGGGATCTCTCGTTGTGTGTCGCGATGATGGTGTGTACGTGTGGACACACGAGTGAATACGCCATCGCCTTCGCATACTCATTGTCTACGTCCGCCTTATTCGAAAATAGGTCGTCTTGTGTTCTTAAGTAAGCACCCCGAACGAGCTTTGCACCTAACATGACCCCGTCTCTATGTGTGTCGTCCATGTCACACAAAAGTTCTTGCATCGCTTTTGTTCTGTACATCTGGTAGGTCTTGTAGACGTGAACACCCTTCCTCGTATTGTGTTCCGCCATCATATCGTAACATATGTCTGGGTACAGCACGTCTTCTGCGTCTATACATATCTTGACACCATGTCTTTTCGCCGTTTTTATGATGGTGTGTGCGCAGTCTCTCGCTTTGGATTTAGATTCTCTCGATCCAAAACTCGTAAGTTTTATGGCACACATGGAACCCGGTGGGAGTGTTTTGATGACACCCTCTGTAGTTCGCATGACTTCGAACGCATCTTTTAATCTACAATTTTCCTTAGCGTAATCGACGATGACCTTCTCACCTCTCTTGTGTAGGATTTCTATCACGCGTGGGAGTTCTCTGAATGTTGCCGCATACCTGAGCATTAATTTACTTTAGATATTTTTCGTCTAAATCATTTTTCAATCCATCTATGTCTTTGTAGTACCTTTTGAGGTCTTTCATGAACCGTTTGTTTTTCTCGAGACACTCACACTCGGGTTTGTTGAGGTAAATCCATGCGAGATTTGATTTGGAGTACTTGGATTCCTTTTGATTTTGGTTGGGTCTTCTCGGGATGACCTTCTTTTTCACAGTCTTCTTGAGTGGTTCCGTACGCTTCGTGAAACTGATGGCTTGCATCACTGTGTCTGCGAGATCGTCTTTTTTCTTAGACTCTTTGAAGACTGGAAGCCAATGGGCATTGATAGGATTGGCATTCAAAAACGCTTCACACCGTTCGATGGACACTTTCTTACGTTTGAGATACTGGGCTTTACCCGGGCCACACACATCTGGAATCTTAAACTTCGCGTCGTAAATGATTGTTTCAGACTTAGGAGCTTTTATGACAAAGTACGCGTGTAAAAAGTTTTCCACCATTTTCATTTTCTTGTTTCGATCGGGCTGTTTCTCTATGAGAATGACGTCTGATTCTAGGACCCATGGACGTTCATCGAGGTGATTTCGCATGGATACAAATATACCGTCTTTAGATTCAGGGGGAACACCGGATACATCCCAGTTTGCGACGAGGTTTGAATTTTCATTAAATTGACAAATAGCTAAGTTACGTATACCTACGTCTATGCTAAGTATCATTGACTTAAAGGAAATTTATTTCTTTATATACTGTAAATGAATAAGGCAAACCGTTTGAATACGATCGCAGTTTTCGTTTCCATCGCGGTGGTCGCGTATTGGTTGTTTACACTCAGACGTGAAAACCTTAACGGTGACTCGAAGGCGGTCAAGTACGTTCGCGACGCCCCAGAGGGTAAGTTCATTAATCCATTCGTGATTTATGGACTCGCGAAGGAAGAAACGAAAGACGAAGAAAAGCTCGCGCGAATCATCCCACTCGCCAAGTCTGGTGATCGTGAAAAACTCATCGCATATCTCGAATCTTTGTAAATGTATTTTTGTTTTTAGTGGTCACAGTACACCACAGAGAACAAAAATGATTATTTAGCGTCCAAATTTAGTGATACCAGCGTTGACACCCCTTTTCATCGCATTTTGGCCAGCTGGGGTTCTACCGAGAGCCACCATGGCGATCACGACCATGCAACAACAAACGATGGCCGCGACGATGGCGTATTTCATTGGTCCCGTCATGGCACCAACAACACCCGCCACCGCATCACCGGCGGAATCGATGACCTCGGCGGCGCCACCGGCCTTAGAAGCGGCAGTAGCTTCACCCTTCGCGATTATTTCATTGGCCATTTTGTTGGATGTGATGGCAGAAAGGATGTTCTTAGACACAGCTTGGGCGGCCAAATCCGCGGAGATGTTTTGCTTAAATTCAAGCTTTTCGCCGTTGAGGCAGATGGTTTCACCTATGTAAATAGTTTGATCTTGTACGTTGACGGATTCATTGATGGTGGTCGTGAGGTTTTCGGTTTCGAGTTGGGTCTTTACTATATTTTCAATTTCCGTGTCTATGTTTTGGTTGACGTTTTGTCTGTCACCAAATTGTAGGTTACCCATCTGCGTCTGTTTATCAAGCGCGGCACCCGCCTGTGCCTGGAGTTCAGATACGATTTCATTTTCTACCTTTTGGAAACTTTGGGCAATCTGCTCCGTCGTGGCCATGAAACTCGACGTGATGGTCTGTTCCGTACTGATGTTACACCCAACGTTTCTCAGTACCTTGAGGTCCATGCCTTGAATATCTTGCATGGTGTTTTCATTGACAGTCTTATTTTTAGTCACCGAATTGTACATCACGTCATTAACAACGCTCATGTTAAAGTTTTGGTTGATGGTAGAACTTCCACCTCCACCCATGATTTGTGATGTACCGAGAAAAAAATATAAACTTAAAGACTTAATATATTAATTTTAATATGTGGTGTTGGTGGTGTTGTCATCCATTTGAAGGTGAGACCTTAGAATTACCATACAAATACGATGAGAAGCGTAATAAATTTTATACGTGTGGTGGATTTTGTTCCTGGAGTTGTATGAAGCGGTACGCCATTGATAAGTATGGCATCACACGCGGTGGAATCATATGTAGTAACATAATCATCATGCGTAAGAAACTCTATAACAAATTAGGATCCATCCGGATCGCACCGCTCCGCGAAGAACTCGACGTGTTTGGTGGAACCATGACCATAGAAGAATTTAGGAACAATAGCGTCGTAGACAAAGAGAAACCTAAAGAGATAGACAAGAAACCCCTAGAAAGTAAAGTCATACCAATTATTTCAAACACAAAGAAGATGGATGAAATAAAGAGTGCGACTGGAAAGAACGAGACACTCCGATTAAAAAGAGAGAAACCACTCAAACGAAACCAAAACAATTTGGAATCTGCGTTAGGACTCATCATTAAGTCCAAAACGTAAGAGACGCTTTTGTTTATTCGTTGGTTTGGATTTAGGGAGTTCCTCTGTTCGGGCACTGTGTACCCAATTTTGGCCATCAAACGCCATCCATTTGATGTCATGTTTTTCTATGACCTTTCTGCATAAAACACACGGTAGTGATATGCCTTCGCCATAACTGGTTTCTCGGCAAATCACTAACGTACCATATTTCCTGTTCACCCATGACGTGAACTTGTGTGCCCTGTATCCCTTCTTAGAGCACGCACGTTGAAGTTGTTTGATGAGTCTTCGCTCCGCACAGCATATACAATCACTCTGGACGGACTCGAAAAAACTTAGTAGTGTAAGTGGTGACGACCGGAAACTTCATGTTTATTGTATATGAGCGCGTTATTTTTAAGGTGGTTGCAATTCTCGCAGACCGAACCTTCGAATACAAAGCAACAATTGTCACATTCATTTAAAACACGTATGTTCCTTTGTACAAGTTTGTTTTCAGAGTACAAAATTAAATCTCTTATGGTGTAAATTCCATACATGACCATGGTTTCCAAAGACGGAAACTTCATCCTACTTACCAAAACAGCTGCAAACTTTAGATACCTTTAGCATTACAGAGAAACTGTCAATCATTGGTGGAACCATCTTCTTGAGGACGATTTCAAGTTCGGAGTCTTCTTCACCTTCGTCGATTTGTTCAATCAAAGAGTAGATCAAGTCGATGACGAGTTCCTTCTTTTCTGGACCTCTCAAACCCTTGAGCTTGTTGACCTCCATCATGAGCGTGGACACGATGCCACAGATGTTTTCCTTGTTGATACCAGTCTTCTTGTATCTGTTGGCCAACGCCTTCATGCGTTGGATGACCTGCTTCGCTTCCTTCGTCTTGTCACTCGCGTAACCGCTGATGACATTTTCTGGCGCACTTTCTGTGACTTGTGTGTTCTCCATTTATGGTTATCATAGAAATAAATTCTTTAATTATTAATAATGGACGTCGATAAGACGATTGTTTTCGTCGCCGTATCCATAGGTGTGTATCAATTGCTCAATGAATTCAATAACATATACAACATGAAAGGCCTCGATGAATACGATCAAACCTATGTACTCTCAGGTATATTCACGAGTCTTCTGTGGACGGTGTATCAATACAGGCAAGGTTCAAATTACTACGCCTTGTATTCCGCTGCAGGTCTTCTATTAGGTCTATACACGCTCGCGCAGATGTATCGTCGCCAGAAATACGAGGCGTAAACTCTGTGTGTTTCGCGAGTGTCCCTATGAATTCTAACATCTTACACTTTTCTTCGAACGTTAATCTTCCTGTCTTCTGCATCACATAAGACAGGAGCATTAAGAGGATTCGAATGGAATCCACCACATACATATCTATTTTCTACAAATTTTAAAAAGTAATAATTTTCCCTTGTCGGAAACCCCTTCCATAAACTTTCCATAAAACTGCCCCGCTGTGATCTGCGTACCACTCAGATACGTGATCTTGGTATTAGAATTTTTGAATTTTTCGACCGCATCGTAGTGTTCTGCACACCAGCGCTTTAATTTATCTATGTGTGGTTGTGAGCGCTCTATGATTTCATTTCTCTGCTTTTTCTCAGCTGAAAATTGAATTTTGTATTCTATGTAATCATCGATATCTATGAAATCACCCGCAGTTTTTTCTGGAGGCACGATTTCCGTATCGGCTGCGACTGCGTCGTTGAGTATCTTTTTGAGTTTGTCCAGTTCGTACTTTTTAATATAGTATTCTTCTGTACCTTCCACGATACCAGATTTCTTGGCATCCAAACCACCCAACACGGATATTATGGAAATTATACAACTAAACACACACAACAATCCTATGGCGATAATTCGTTTATCCATCTAATGTAGACACACATTAAAATTATTCCATCTTCATGCTATTCGATGTGATTGGTATGTTTTGAGACAATGGGACATACGCATCTTGTCTAGTGAGCGTTGGCGTACGAGACTTCTTCATGGATGGGAGTTTGCCTCTGCTCTTCAACATCATGATAATAGAAGCGATCATAAGTATCAAGTACCCAACCAAGCTCACGATACCGAAGTTACGGGCAGACTTATCGGCGGAGTCCTTGCACTCGTTCGTCATGGCAAGCGTCATGGAAGACGCGATGGTACCGAAGATGCCGAACAACACACCGAACACAGCGGCTTCAGACTTCGCAAACTTGGCGAAGATGAGCGTCGCGATGGTCGTGATGGCCATGGTCATGGTGTGGCTCAAGAATCCCTTCAAGTTCTTCCACTTTTGGGAATCTTGGATCTTGCTACACTTACCGAAGGTGTTGATACCAACACCTGTCACGGCGATGTAAAAAATACCCATCAAGATGATCATACCGAGTGTACTATTCGCCATTTCAAGTTCAACCCCGGCGTTGTTGGCGATTTCCTGGAGCCGTTTGAGGTCAACCATTTTATATGTTATGTACTGAGAAATTTAATCAAGTCTTCCATACCCCTTTTCTGTTTCCATCCGAGTGACTTGAGTTTGTCGGCACATATGTGATACCGCCTGTCGTTGAATGGCCTGTCTTCCACGTACTCTATCCAAGCATCGTAATCTTCTGTGTTTTTGATGGTTTTTATGATGAGCTTGGTGACATCCATGACTGTCAGTTCATGATCGGAAGCTATGTTATAGATCTCACCCTTTTCACCCTTCTTCCAAACCGTGTCCACAGCGTCTACCACATCATCTACATGCATGAATGCTCGTTTCACGTGCGCACTCTTTGTTCCGTGAATGGTACACTTTTTGTTTTCTTTGAGGAGTTTCTTGAACTTTGGAATGAGCTTTTCTGGGTATTGATTCGGGCCATAGACGTTATTACACCTGATGATTTTGACATGCATACCAAACGATTCAATGTATGAACGCACGAGCATTTCTGCTGCCGCTTTGGATGCCGAGTAAGGATTCGTTGGCTTAAGAACAGTTTCACTCTCTGTGAATGGTATGTCCGTGATACTTTCGCCGTATACCTCATCCGTGCTGAAATGAATGAACTCGACATTTGGTAGGAAATATCTACATGCCTCGATCAACACGTGTGTGGCGTGTACGTTATCCTTTGTGAACGTGAGTGCGTTTTCAAAAGAATTATCCACGTGACTTTGTGCCGCAAAGTGAAACACGTAATCAAACTTGTATTCCTTTATGAGATGTTCCATGAGCTCCGCGTTTCCGATATTTCCCTTGACGATGGTCGCCTTTCCTTCGTGTATATTTTTTGTGTTTGAACAATAATCCATTTTATCAACGGTGACAAACTCAATATCTGGGTATTTGTCTTTCATCCGGTTGATAAAATTGGACGCGATGAACCCGCATCCTCCCGTGACGAGAGCAGTAGGCATTTAGATATTAGAAATTACTTGTTTTAAGCTACTTAATTACCTTTGAAATTCTTTAGGAGTTCACACACCCTGTCTACGTCTTCAATTTCCAAGCCGTGGTGTGCGCCTAGAAGGAATCCATCCTTCATGATCTTATCCGCGTTTTCAAAATCTTGGAGATACTCTCTGAATGCTGGGTGTCTCGTGATGTTACCGGCAAACGTGACGCGTGTTTGAACGTCATTTTCTTCGAGGTATTTCACTAGCTCGAGTCTATCTGTACACTGTAATGGAATGGCGAGCCAGTTTGGTTTTCTGGAATCATCCGGGAGTGTGTAGTACTCCGTGTCCTTGAGGTTTTCAAGGTAGCGTTCGATCATGATACGCCTCTTCTTGAGGAAACCTTCGAGCTTATCGAGTTGTACGAGACCAAACGCGGCGTTCATTTCACACGCCTTCAAGTGATATCCCGCGACGCCATACAAAAACTTCCAGTCATATGGAATACCATCGACGGAGTGATTGAAACGTTCGCTCGGTTCTTCGATGTTATCACCAATTCTACCCCAATCTCGGTACATGAGTGCACGCTTGAGATGCTCTTCGTCATTAAACATGACCATGCCACCCACACCACCTGCGGTGATGACATGACTCGCATAAAAGCTCGTGGTACTCAAATCTGTGTACTCGGTCTTCGTGATCGTGTCGGCGGAATCTTCAAACAAAATTACATTTGGAAACGCTTCCCGAATGGCTTTCCAATCTGGTGTGTTTCCGATCAAGTTTGGAAGAAGGAGACATTTCGTGTTTTCCGTGACAACCTTCTTGAGTTGTTCCACACTCGGAACGTATGTATTCAGTTCTACGTCACAAAAGACCGGTTTGTGTCCTAGTTGAACGATGGGTGCGACTGTCGTCGAGAACCCACACGCTGGTGTTACGATTTCAGAACCTTTTGGAAGGTCGAGTGCACACAAACCCAAAAGAATCGCACTACTCCCAGAATTTACAAAGAGTCCATGTCTCTTCCCGAATATGTCTGAAACCCTTTTCTCAAATTCAACAGAACGATCCCCAAAGCCAGCGAGCCAGCCATCGCGGAGACAATTATTGACAGCTTCAATTTCTTCTTCGCCATACGATTCAAATTTGTTGGGTGCATACCAGACCTTTTTTGGCATTGTGTTTTAATAACATCTATAACTTTTAAGTAATCTGTTTGTGGTTGGATGTAAAATATTTGTTTGATGACACCTGAGAGTGCGTGAATTCCTTCTTTTGAATTTTCAAAACCGAGCACACGCGTTTCATCTTTTCCATATAAATCGATGGCGAGTTTGTAACACTCTGAATTTGGTTTTGGTTTCACGTAATCCTCTCTTACTACCCAGTTCTTGAGCTTGTTAAGTATGGGAAGTTTACTCTTAAAATGTTCTACAACTTTCCTGTTTGAGTTTGTAACTACGACATGATTTATGTCGTTGTCGATGATAAAATTTATAAATTTATCGGCATTCTTATTGAGTTCTAAGTATTCAATCTTTAGCATTTCTTGTAATTTCTCCTCACGAATACCTTCTGGGTCAGGAAAATCGCTCAAAAACTTTGTCATTCCAATGGTTTCCACGATTTCTTGTATTTGCTCGGGTTTCATACCGAGTACTTTAGCGTACGCTTCATAGTGAAGGTGATCACTGTTCACGAGTGTTCCATCCAAATCAATGAGGAACAACATCTCACTTAAAGTATTGTTTTTACTTTAAGTAAATGAAAAGAGTGTGTGTTCTCGGTTCAAATGGATTCGTGGGAAGCAATCTACTGAAAGATACCGATTGGGTCGGTGTCACACGTCAGGAATTAGACCTCACCGATCAACACGCAGTTGAAGGGTATTTTAATGAACACGCATATGATGTTGTGATTCACTGTGCCGTCGTGGGTGGAAGCCGTCTCAAACCAGATGATGGTGATGTCGCATACAAAAATATTCTCATGTTTGAAAATGTGGCGAGAGTTTTCAAAGGTAAACTGATTTATTTTTCAAGTGGCGCGGCACTCAGAGGTAATCCACCGACGGATCCTTATGGGTTGTCTAAATGGCTCATCGATAAAAGAATACAAACCATACCCGACGCATATTCGTTGAGAATATGGGGGTGTTACGGAGACGGAGAACTCCCCACGAGATTTAGTGCCGTGTGTAAGAGAGAAAAGCATGTCATCATAGACAAAGATAGATACTTTGATTTCATAGATGTGAAACATGTAAAATGTATCGTAGAACAGTATGTTGATGGCGAGTTACACGATAAGGAATTTGATCTCGTGTACGAAAAGAAACTTTTACTTTCACAATGGGCCGAACGGTTTGGGGCTTCTTGGGAAATAAGGGACATCACTGAATTAGGAGAGAGTTATATAAAGATTAGGTAGTCTTTGATATAAATGAAGCTTCTTGATTGCTCCCTTCGTGATGGAGGATATGTAAACGATTGGTATTTCAGCAAGGAACATGCTAGAGCCTGTTACAATTCGGTAAAGGAATGTGGAATCGAATATTGCGAAGTTGGTTTTAGACGAACCGCACACTCTTCTGGACCGTGGTTTTATACCCCCGAATCATTGATTAACGAGACATTCAAGGATATCGTGTCACCGGAATGCAAACTCGCGCTCATGGCGCAAATGGGCACGTTTACGATCGACGATTTCATGCCTAGGTCTGAATCGCTCGTGAGTATGGTTCGAGTTTTGGTTGCGTACCACTGTGAAAACAAAGATGATTCTAAGCTCAACACAAAGTTACTTCACGACACAGTCGACATGTGTAAACAGCTCAAGAACTTGGGATACGACGTGTGTATAAACATTGGTAGAATTGATAAGATGTCTGACGAACAGATTAAGGAGACGTGTGAAATCATCAAGGATGCTCCCATAGAGTATTTCTACTTGGCGGATACATACGGAAACTTGGGAATTTATAAGATGCGTAGTATTTTGAATTTTATCAAACAACACTACGATGGGTCTATTGGATTTCATGCACACGATAACCTTAAAAATGCATCTGTGAAGGCTATAGATGCGTTATATAATGGGGCGGACATAGTAGACGTGACATTCGGTGGTTTTGGACGGGGTTCGGGTAACGCAAAGACTGAGTATGTGCTCGCACATATGGAAAACAAGGGTGACTATAAGTTGTTACCATCTCTCGTGTATGCCGATAAATGGGTGGAATCATACAAAAAATCTGGTATTCCATATTTACTTTCTGGTATGAAGTCGATGCATGTCAATTACGCGATAGAAGTAATTGAGAAGCACGAAGACTTAACTATAGAAAAGGTGTATGATGTTTTTAACAGGATAGTTGAAGACGGTAAACATCACTTCTACTCATCAGATATTCTCACACAATACATGTAAAAATTTATCTTCTTTTTTAGCTATGATTTTGAAATGCTTTGAAAGAAGATTTGAAAAGCTTTCCATCGTGAAACAATTTATGTGTTCGTGCCAGAATTCCTTATTTTCCGTTTTCTCTTTTGGTACTTCAAAATAGTAATACTTTGAAAATCCCTTCATTTCTTCTATGATTTTATTTGGATCTGGCACGTGTTCTAAGACGTGCATGCATGTCATGAGATCACAATTGAAAAGGGTATCTGTAATTGGAACTTTTGACTCCACATTACAAATATCGTACACATGTCTATGTTTTCCTATGTTAGGTGTATTTAAACCGTCGTATCCACCAAAATCAATGAGTGTATCTACATCTTTTATGTGACTATTTATAAATGGGTCACTGACATCATTTACGTACGCGTGTCTTTCATTGAATGTACCACACTTATATTCTGGTTCGTATTTTAATCTAACCCTGTTGTATTCGTCTTCTCTATAATTCAGATAAAGATTGTTCATTTCTTCGTCGTCAAACATTATATTGATTCCACAGAATCCACAATCGCTGCATTTCATAGTCTTACAAGGAAAGTAATTCACTTGATTTGGTACTCCATATAAATGTTTAGTGGGTTGTGGTACCATATCAAACATTCTCTCTACTAAAAATGGGGCTATTATGCTTGGTTTAAACGTGCATTTATCTGAATTACAAGCTCTACAATTATGTATGAACTTCATTGTGAGTTAAAGGTTTTTACTCTTTAACCCAAACATTATGAAGTCTTGGATTATTTTCATAGTATGGATGGGGAATTGTATGCACCAATTTGAATTTGTATGATTTCATTAATTCGTCTATTTCTTCATATTTTTTTATCATTTCGGACCAAGGCGTTCCGTCTTGTTCATATATTACGACGCGCATACTTTCCACCTCTTTTGGGTTTTCTTTTATGAAATCATAAAAGAAACCTTCGCAATCCGCAACAATGCAATCAAATTTCAAATTGTATCGTTTTTCAAGATCTTTGAAAGACGTATTTTCAACTGTTGGTGTATCTGACATTTTAGTGTGCGTGCCGTATTCGTGATAGTCAAACTTTGGATCTATGAAATGTATCGCGTAACCATTGCTTGAAATAACTCCATTATATATATGAAATTTACCACCATTGTTTTCCCGGTTTTTCTTTAGTGATTCTATTACAGTTGAATCCGGTTCCACGGCGACATGCTTCGTTGGGTCATCCAGCACTTCTGACAAAACACAAGACACGGTGCCATATCTCGCCCCCATTTCAAGTACGGTTGCATCACGTGGAATGTATTTCTTTACCAACATTTGCTCTTCTTTTTCAAAGGACAAATCAACCGGGTTACCATCCCTGTCTTCAAAAGGCATTTATATACCATAAAATATATTCTTTAAACTCGTGGTACAAACATATTTTCTTTTAAGAACTCATCGTCTAAAAATGGTGCCATTTCTTCATAGGGCATGTTCTTGAAAGTTCCATCTGGTTGTGGTTTATTTGATAGTCTCGGGTAACGACCTTGTACGTTACACACAATCTCAACTAAAATTGGTCCATTTTCGTGTTTAAGATATCCTACATCTTCATCATTTTCTACTTTGTAATATGGTATTTCATACGCATTAGAAATCTTTTCAAAGTTGCAAAATGAAAGGTCACTTTGTGGTGTGGTACCAAATTCTCTTTTGAATACATTATTTTGTGTTATTTGTATGGCACCATAGCCACCGTTATTGAAAACGAGAATAGTCACTGGTAGATTATGGTGTTTGAGTGTTTGCAAGTCTTGGATGTTGTATTGAAACGAGCCATCACCAACAATTGTATATGTTCTTTTACCGTGAAATGCCGCACCCATAGCTGATGCGACTTCGTAACCCATATCTCCGTGACCACTCGTGATGAAACGGTCTCCATTCTTGTATCTGTGCATGTGCCAACCTACACAATATATGGAACCGGATGACATGGTTACAATTGAATTACCACTCTTTTCTTTGAAGAATGTATTCAAGTGGCGATAAGGGCAAACGAGTGGACCATTCTTTTCGGGCAATTCTTCTTCCCACATAGTTCTCCATTCTTTATTCTTTTGTATCCATTTTTGGTCCCAGTTAACTTTTGGTAATTCTATATCAAAGAAAGTTCTTAGATCCATGTGAAGTTTCATGTCTAGTTGTTTCTTTTCCATAAATTCACTTTTATCTATGTCCAAGTAAACGACCTTTGCCTCTCTCGCAAACAAACCGCGATTGTACCCCGTAATGTTCTTTGAAAGTCTGGAACCCAAACACAAAATGAGATCTGCGTTTTGGATAGCAAAATTACCCGACCGATTTCCTATGAGACCAGTCTTACCAACGTAATCATCACCCAAATCACTCCCGAAGAATGTGACGACATATGGTAATTTATGCGTGTCTATGAATTTCCTAAATTTGTCACGGGTTTTTGACATGTGTATTCCATTTCCAGCGAGAACTATGGGTCTCTTTGATTCTTTCCAAAGTTGTACAAATTCCTCTGGTAAATACTGCCCCGTTTCATTTTTTAAATCTAATCGGGTTGGAATTATATCTGGGACTTGCATAGATTGTACATCCACTGGAATGGATAACCAAACCGGACCAAGTCTACCAGTTGTAAGATTTTCATAACACTCTTGAAGAACGCGGTGTGTATCTTTTGGATCGGTGAGTTCTGTCGCATATTTTGTCATACCTTTCACAGAATCCACTATGTCACAGTCTGAGCCAAAATAACCACGGTGTATACCACCACTTGATCTTATGTTGTCGTCTCTGTGTACTTGACCACTTATGAAAAACACGGGTACACTATCTTGATATGCAATGAGACACGGTGTGATTGCATTCGTCGCACCACATCCAGATGTTACGCAGCACACACTTGGGTTGTGTTCATACGAAGACCATCCGAGTGCTGCATATCCAGCGGGTTGTTCGCCATGTGTATATGTGACATCCATTTTTTGACCAAATGAGTCATTGAGGTGCATCGCAAATCCACCTGTTACCGAAAAGCATTTTTGGATACCCTTTTCGATTAAAAAGTTGGTGATGTAATCCGAAACCTTCATCTAAGTTATTAAAGATTAGAAACTTTAATTAGATACATGAAGATTACATACGCTATTCAAGTGTGTAATGAGTCGAGGGAGCTTTTTTCATTGCTTGGATTTTTAACGAGGGTGATAGATAAAGAGGATGAAATAAATGTACTGGTGGATTCCGATAACACAACGGATAAGGTATCTCGTGTACTCGAACATTACAAGGAACGCATAAATGTGTATGAAAAACCATTTACAAATTTCAAAGAACGTGTCGCGCTCCAACTAGAAAAGGCGACGGGTGATTATATATTTGGTATAGATGCGGATGAAATGCCACGCGAAAGCTTAATAAAAAACATTAAGCGAATCATAGAACAAACCGGTGCAGAGATAATAGCGATTCCTAGAATCAATATTCACCCGGATATCACTGAAGAAGATGCAAAAGAATTTGGATTTAGACTTAATGAAGTTGGTTTTATAAATTGGCCAGATTACCAAACGCGTGTTCACAAGATATGTGACCATATATATTGGACGGATGAACTTCATACAAAAGTTACTGGTTCAGATAAAGTTGTAGGTATAAAGGCGGTACCCGAAATGGCTCTTTGGCACATAAAGTCTATGGACAAGCAAAAAAGTCGATGGAAAAAAGATGAAACTGGTAATTATAACATAAATGCCCCGTCTACCACCGATTTATACGATCTCTTAATGTAGTTAAAAGGTATTCATTTAATTAAACATATGTTTGTGGTGACAACGGTGCACGACGAAAAGTATAAAGCGCTCGCAGACTACACTCTCGATAAGAATAAGCTGAAATATTGTGTTAAACATGGGTACAAATTACACTACGCAGATGATGGTGGTGAAAAGTCGAGTGGTCTTAAGATGATGGCAAAATTACCACCTATACCGGATACACATCATCCAATGGGGTGGGGTAAAATATACGTGATGCGCGAAGCGATGGATAAGTATCCAGAAGCGCAGTGGATTTTTAACACGGATTGTGATGTCATGATCACAAATATGGATGTTAAATTGGAAGACATCGTTCAAAAGCATGCGAGTGAAAATACCCACGTGATGATACCAGCCGACTGTAACGGTATAAATTGTGGAAACATGCTTGTTCGAAATTCGCCTATCGGTAGAGCTTTTCTTGATACGGTGATTGCTGGTATGCCGTTGTATAGACATTGGTACATGTTTGAAAATCAACTCATTCAAGACCTGTTCATTGGTAGCCACCTCGAAGAAACCGGTGTGATTCCAGGTGGTACATTTTGGGGTCGCGTTGGAAAGGTCCTACCACAGAGAATCATGAATTCATACGATTACACGAGACTTCCCAAACTAAAAAATAGACCAAATTATAACGACATTCTCGGTACGGATGGGCAGTGGCAAGAAGATGACTTTTTGGTGCAATGGCCGTCTACTGATTTGGATTACAGGATTAATGAAGCAAAAAGGTTGATTGAAAAATTAAATATCTAAACAATTATATGCTCGAGGAGGAACTTGACGACCTCACTAGAAAGAGAGAGGAGCTTGATGAAATCATAACCGATCTCTATGAGCTTAAACCACTTTTAGAAAAGTGTGAAAATGACACTGTTGTAAAAGGGTACAGGGAGTGTGAGACACAGACTTTAGCTTTAACAGAATGGTACATACGTACCAAACCTCTATTCAAGGACCTTGTTTCTTGGCTCAAAATGTATTACGAGCAAAAAATAGAAACACAGGGTCAGACAGAAGAGCTAAAACAAAAGATTAAAACCCTTCGTCATTCCGTACTCGCATCTTTTAATAAATCTTGAGAACTTCAGCCACAGCTGGGTGTCTCAGGATGTCCTCATCGTGCATGATCACATGTTCCACGTACTCAAATTCATTCCCCTTGAGTTTGTGTACGAGATCAGCGAGACCGTTTTTGCGATTCGTCAAGTCACTTTGCTTGAGATCACCCATCACGATCATCTTGGAGTTTTCACCAAGACGCGTGAGTAACATTTTCATTTGGTTTGGAGTACAGTTCTGCATTTCATCCCCGATGATGAAAGAATCGTTGAATGTTCGACCGCGCATGAAACCAAGTGGTTCAACCTTTACACAGTATTCGAGTTGATTGCGCGTGAGTTGCATTTCGAATACATCCATCATTGGTCGAATCCAGGGTTCCATCTTGCGTTCCATCTCACCCGGAAGGTATCCCATATCCTCATCCGCAGCGACGATGGGTCGAGTCAGAATGATCCTCTTACATTGTTTGTTTTTGAGTTGTTCGGCTGCATATTGACACGCAAACATGGTTTTACCGGAGCCCGCTGGACCGGTAGCGATAACGATTGGCTTGTGTGACTGCAAAACCTTCACATACTCAATTTGACCTGGCGTTTTTGGGATATTCATCTAATATAACTTAAGGTTTTTTCTTTATTACACTATAAGATGGAGTTTCACTTTGTACGAATACAACGTGGGGGTTATTCCATGATAACTGACCCAAGACAAACACCCAGAATCATATGCTTTAAAACACCCGAGTGTGCTAATAAGTATGTTGGGTATCTGACCATGTATAGATCCAAATTTGGTCTGTGGCCAAGTATAAATCTGGGTCAACCAGTCACAAAAGTTCGAGTGAACCCAGAGTTTAAGAAGAGAACTCCCGATGAAGTCATGAAATATGTATTTACAGAGGTGCGCGACAGGGAAGATTTAGATAAGATGTCCAGAACTACGGGTCTTTCCTTTTTCTACTGCCATGATTTTGTGTACGACGAAAACATGTTTATGACCGTGAATTTGCGTGGTCAAGAGATTGATGGTGTCGCGGATCATTCGCTATACATAGACCGACTTGAATCTAACATAAAGAATGTGTGATAAATACATTCACAATGGGCAGCGTCTCACTCAATTTCGATCCAACCAAAGAAGAACACGTCAAATGGCTCAAGAAGGCTGGTGACAGCTTCAAAAAGTCTATGCGTGAAAAGCATGATTTCATGCGTGACGTGAATGATAACCCGGTTTCTGGTGAAGAAATCAAGCCACAGGATTGGGCGCAGTTGCACTTTGTCCTCGCGATGAAGTACACGGATGCCGTGTTTGATGGTAGCGCTTACATCCCAAAATAAAAAATTGGTTTACATAAATGCGATTCGTCATAAGCGTTCTCGCGCTTCTCATAGTTTACTTGATTCTCAGGCAAACGGAACTTTACGTTCCACGCATACTAGACAGTGATTGGTTGAGCACCAGGAATGACCCAGAGAGAAAGGGTGGTCCATTCAACAAGTGTTCCCCAGAATCTTTCGATGAGTGTGCGAAAGTTAAATTCCCACACCTAAGTAGGTATTAATTTTATAATTTTTATACAAATATGATTCGCAAGTACGTCGTCGAGAAATACGCGTCCCTTTTGGACTTACCAAAAGAACATACGATATGTGTGAATCTGGAGAAAAATACACACAACTGGGCAGTGAACCGGAGCATCTCTTTGGGAGATACGGCCGCGGCGGATAACCACCGTCACATGAACAGATACAAACACAAGTTTCTCCAGATTCAGTATAATTTGAAAAATTCACCGTCTTTGAAAGACAAAATCGTAAATGGTGTTTACAAGACATCGAGTGTCGTGGAACTTTCACCACAAGCTCTGTGGCCCGAAGGTCCGTATGCCAAGACTATGGAAGAGTGCATATCCAAGAATATGCGGAAGGAATACAGTTCTAATGTTTTGAAGGATCCGAATTACAAGGGTATTTTCAGGTGCAAAAAGTGTAAATCTTACAAGACTACGTACTATGAAATGCAAACAAGAAGCGCCGATGAACCAATGACTGTGTTTATCACGTGTCACAGCTGTGACTCTAGGTGGAAATCTTAATCGCATATTTCGTGTGTGTCAAGTCAGTATCCATGTCACCGACGGATAATATGTACCTGTAGCCCGTCTGGACTTTTAGATTTCCCTTGTTATGTGCAGGAGTCACATACAGTTCATCGTATGGTATGCCGTACGCATACAATTGAACCTTTGTCATTTGTAGAATACCTGGCACTTGTGGTCTCGCAGTGATTATGACTATTTTGTATCCGCGTGATTTACAGTCTTTCAATAGCTTTATAATAGGCATATTAGCTCTACCGTTTGTAAATATGAGAGTGTTATCTATGTCAAACATGACTGCGTCGTTCCTCAAAACCCTTCTGTTAAACACATCATCCATAATAACCTACTTTAAGAGGAGAAATTAAGTCTAGTAAATGATAGTGGACGTTTCTTTTGAAGATGGAAGCATATCCATCTGTAAGATACTCGAAGAACTAAATGAAAATGAATATTTAGTCGATGAGTTCATATGTAAAAGAGATGGGACCTGTTATTTCAGTGGATTTACACAATCTGTACCCAAAGATTGTGTCTCCGGATACTACGATGTCGTAAACATAGAGGATACGGGTTTATACACAAAGATCGGGGATAACTTATATGAACCCGTAGACACATCAGACGAAGATTACGAAGAGTCTTCGGAAGAAGAATCTGAAAGTGAATCAGACATCAGCTTGGATGATGAAGAATAAAATATACGCGTAATATAAATGAAATCTAAGAATAATACTCTTCTCCCACTTGCCATCGCCGCCGCCGTGTTCCTTTACGTGTTCATGTACCAACCAGGTGGTAAGAAGAAGGAAGGATACACTGGATGTGGATGCGGAAAATAAAACTTAAAAATTAGAGACGCCATGTAACAAATGGCTCCGTACAGACCACCTAACACGCACTACAGCGAATTAGATGTCTCGTCGTACGAGCAAGATGACATTTTCAAGTTCATAGGTAAGTCAGGTAAACGCTTTTATTGGCTCACCAGATTTCTTGAATTGTCCTATCTCTGGTACGACAAGAACCGCAAAGTCATAGAAATTTGGGGACCTTATGAATCTCTCCAAAATTTTCAAGCCCATCACGTGATAGAATGTGAATTAGACCTAAGTTGTAATAAAGATTAAGAAAGTTAGATAAACATGTACAAACGACCCCAGATCCGTGTGCGCGAACCTCCGACGACCAAGTCGTCGAGACCTGCGAAAGGTTCATTTCTCTATAGAATCACGAACCCGGAAAAGACACAGTTTCATGAGATGGAACCGTATTATATTCATGATTACGATACATACATCAAGAACCTCAAGAAATCGTGTGAAGCGAGTGGCGCGGAATTTAAGATTCCAAAGTATGCTCGTCCTTTGCCCGTGTCTAACAAACCCGTGTATGCAAAACCAAAACTCATCGAATATTCTGATGATGTGATTGTTCGCGTGAATGTGTTAAAGTGTGGTAAAGTGCGTGTGAAGCTCTTGACGCAAATGGCAACTCTCCATGAGAAATACTTTTCAAAGGCAAAAAAGCCACCTGTCAAAGCTTTGGTGGCCGCACTTAAAGCCGTGGGATACGACGAAACATACGTGAGTAACATACCGAAGGCACTCGATACACAAAAGGAAAACATGGAAGTTCGATGGAAGAAACTGGATGCCATGTTTAACAAACCATCCACTTCAAACACGAAGAAGAAGACCAAGAAGAAAGAACCTGAACCCGAACAAGAAGAAGAGGAAGAAGAAGAGGAAGAAAACGAAGACGACGACTCGGCTCCGGATGAAGAAGCGATCGAGGTGGATAACGATGACGACGATGAAGACGTCGTGGAAGAAGAATACTTTTCAGATGTAGACTGAGCCTAAGTGAATAGATGTAGTCATTTTAATTATACACAAAGATGTTTATCACCAACGTCCTCGCCAACGGCCTCATCCTCGATCGCGCCGTGTTTGATAACATCAAACACGCCTCTAAATACGCGGTAGAAAAATCGCGTGAAAAAGTTTGGAAACTCGCAGATAACTCCGTATTTTACGGAAACGTGGAATCTCGCGTGTACGAGATAGACTTTGAAAAACCTTCAGATCACAAGGATGAACATATTCTTTCTTTCTTTGGATCCGTGTGAAACGCGTTAAATGTCTTTCGCGCGATACAAAAACATTGCTTCGGGTCTTTCAACTGGCTTACCATAGCCCAGATTTTCCAAAAATTTCGGGAGTTCACTATTTTCAAAGTCATGAATTTCTATGAGAATCATCGGCATATGTTTTTTGATTGTATTTATAGCACCCTCTAGAGCTTGTAATTCGTGACCTTCTACATCGATCTTTATTATAGATGGAGTACCATCATATATGTCATCCAACCGTTTGCATTGTGCTTGTACAGTTTGGTTACCTAATCTCTCACCATGCATACACAGAGACGTCCCTCCGTAATTAATTTTATTTTCGTATTGACACCCTCTTTGAGGTATATACATATTGGATACACATTCTACATTAGATAGAGCACACCCATACAATTTAACTGGGTTTTTCAAATTATTATTTTTTATGTTTGCCTCTACGATTTTGTAATACACAGGTTCAAACGTGTGTACTGGACCATAATCTGAAAATATGAGCGTATTGTATCCTATGTTAGCCCCTATGTCCAGTATATCTGTACCGTGTTTGTAGTTTTCTTGAATATCTCTTCTCATCCATCCATCCCATTCGTATCCCCTGGCTATTAATGGTCCTATGTATTCGTCATCTTCTATAACAAACACATTGTACAATCCATTATTGACTTTGCGTACGTTAAGTTCCATTAAAAGCAAGTGATGTGTATTCTTTAAACAACTTGGTATAAAGATTTCTGTGTTTAATGTAATATGTTAGCTACGGCTAAACTTTTCAGTGCTCCCTCCGTAAAGGTAAAGAAACAAGAAAAACCCCAACCCAAACTCTTTAGTGATTTCGTCAAAGGTGTTAAAAAGAATGAAGTACACGATGTCTTGATTCAACCAAACAACGGTCTCGTGTATTACATGAACGACGATGGCGAAACGTCTTTCGCGAATTATATCCCGTCCAGTCCATTTTGGGAAATGATCATGGATAGTGACGCAAACGTGCAGATGGATTTATCCTCATCGATGTCTTTCGGTGACATTACGTCTATTGGGTTTACCATACTCCTGTCCATCGCTCTCTTCCGCATGTTTATCGGTGGTATGGGTGGTGGAGGAGGCGCGAACCCATTCAGTATGGGTGAAAAACCACTCGATGTCGAAGATGAAATCATGACGAGATTTGATGATGTTCAGGGCATCGATAGTGCGAAGGATGAACTCCAAGAGATCGTTGGCTTCCTTCGTGACCCAACGCAATACATCGTGAGTGGTGCGAAGATCCCGAAAGGTGCTTTGCTCACTGGAAAGCCTGGTACGGGTAAAACGCTCTTAGCTCGTGCGATTGCAGGTGAATCTTCCGTCCCATTCATCCAGTGTTCCGGTTCCTCGTTCGTTGAGATGTTCGTCGGCGTGGGCGCGAAGCGCGTGCGTGACGTGTTTGAAATAGCGCGTAAGAACCAACCGTGTATCGTGTTCATTGACGAGATCGACGCCATCGGTAAGAAACGTTCCATGAACGGATTTGCGGCGAATGACGAGCGCGAACAAACCATCAATCAACTCTTAACTGAAATGGACGGGTTCGATAACGATTCGCAAATCGTTGTTATCGCCGCGACGAACCGCATAGACATTCTCGATGATGCGCTTCTCAGGCCAGGTCGTTTCGATAGAAAGATACAGGTCGGTCTCCCAGATGTGTATGGACGCGAAAAGATTTTACAGGTCCACTCGAAAAACAAGAACCTTTCGCCGGAAGTCAGTCTCATGGATGTTGCGAGACAAACGACCGGATTCTCTGGTGCGGACCTCGAAAACCTCATGAACGAGTGTGCTATTCGTTCTGTCAAGGAGGGTACTAACATCATTACCCCTCCAATCATCGAAGACGTGTATCAACGTGTCGTCGTGGGTGCGAAGGGTGGCACGCCCATGTCTGATGAACGCAAGAAGCTCGTGGCCTACCACGAAGCAGGTCATGCTATCATAGGTGTGTTGATGCCTTCGTACGATGAAGTTCGTAAAGTCAGTATCATTCCCAGAGGTGACGCGGGTGGTGTCACGTTCTTCCAACCATCGAGTGATGAACGAGGTATGTACACAAAAGAGTACCTTTTGTCCCAAATAAAAGTTGCGTTGGGCGGACACGCCGCTGAAGAACTCATGTACGGAAAGGATAACGTCACCACAGGCGCGAGTAGTGATTTCGCACAAGTGTGTGCCATCGCGCGTGAAATGGTGACGACCTATGGCATGTCCGAAGCCATCGGCAAAATAAACACCGACGCTAATACTCTTTCTCAACAGACGGCGTATCTCGTAGACCTCGAGGTCCACAGGATCACAGACGAGTGTTACTCAGAGGTTCTCGATATCTTGTCTTCCCGTAAGACAGATCTCGTGGCACTCAAGGACATTCTCATCAGGGACGAAATCATCGATGGGAAGGTCGTGTACGACATGATAAAAATGTGAGTGAATAGTAGATATGGCTGACACTCAAAATAATGGACCTTCTACGTCTACGTCTACGCCTAGAAAGTATGAGCTCACCAGGGAAGGTAGTGTGATAAACCCAAACAGACCATCTAAGCAAGGTTTGGAGGATACAGCTGAAAGAGGTGGTCGTCGTCCTTCAAGTTCGCGCGCGAACAATTCAAATAACAATACTTCTGGTGGTAAGACCCCACTCAGTGTGTCGCGTGTGGCGAGGAAAATTTCATTTAATAATAAAAAACCTAAAAGATACGACGTGGTATCAAGTGCTGCTAAAAAACTTATGAAAGAACAACTACCACCCAATGCTGAAAGAAGACTTGTGAGAAGAGCCTTGGAAACTAAATTTGGTAAAGTACGCATACCTTCTGCATCTCCACCTAATAACTCTAAAGCATTGACAGTGTATACGAAACCAAAATCACCAGAAAAAAGAAAAAAAAGAATACCGGTTTCACAGCCTAACGAAATAATTGAACCGAAAACACCAGAAGTGTTGGCCATCGCCGCGGGTAGTGCGGGAAGCGCAGGCAGCGCGAGTTCTGAAAACGTACCTATTATTAGAACTAAAGTGCGTAAGAAGAGACAACCAAAAAAAGAATCATCAAAACCAAGTGAACCAGAGGCGGGGACTGAGCAAAAACCCAGAGCCCGACGAATGCGTAGACCTGCAAAAAGAGAATCGCCAAAACCAAAAACACCAAAAAGACCAAAAACACCAGAGACGGAGACCGAAACAAAGCCGAGTGGTACAGCAGTGGCGGTTAAAAAACGTTCTCCGACTATAAAGAAACAATTACCCACTAATGGACAATCAACCGCATCCGACACTAAACCAAAACCAAAACCAAAGAAGAAGGTTGGTCCAATAACAGCGGTTAAAAAACGTTCTCCGCCTACAAAGAGACAATTACCACCTAATGGACAACCAAAAACCGTGATTACTGTAAATAAGAATTCTGTAGAAAAAATTATAAGCGCTATAAAAAATAGTAAGCCTAAATCGAAAACACCACCGAGTGTTAATATTAAAAGATTTTTGGAACCATTTAAACAACCTGTATCTATTCACTTTGCACCCACAATTCAGGGTAGTAGCTCTAAATCAAATGCAACGGCTACACAAATCCAACCTGATAAAAGTGCTAAAAAGAAAAAACCATTTAAAAAGTTTGATGTTCTCGCCGACCCAGCATCCGCGTACCGCAAATCTGTGGCCGCGACCAAACGCAAAGAAATCATGACTCGACTTAGAACTCCCACCGTCGGTCAAAGAAAGAAACACGTGATACAATTGATCGATAAGGAATTGAGACTCATGAAAGTTCCAAAGGATATAGAACGTAAGATGATTTCCTTGTACTCTAAGGCCTTAAGTGAGAAACAAATCAAACAATTGTTCGGTGGTCGAAGCGCTGGGGATGTAAAGAAGATTCTCAAGAAACAGGTCGACTATTTCAAAAAGAAAAAGAGATAAAGATAACGCTCCATCTACTTAATAATGAGTTACATAGCATGGGACACCGAAACGACGGGTCTCCCTATGGCCCGGACTCGGGCAACCCCAGATAACATAGATAATTTCAAACACTGTCGTATGTTGTCTTTGGCCCTCGTGAAATACACGTCGAGTGGTAGGGAAGTTTCTTCCTATCACGGAATCGTGTATCCAGACACGTTTGATGTGAAAGCAACCGAAATACACGGAATCACACCCGAACACGCGAAAGCGGTGGGTAAACCCTTTAAGGAAATCTACGATACGTTTCTCGATACTATGCGTGGTGTAGACATACTCGTCGCACACAATTCGCGTTTCGATGAAGACGTGTTATTCTCCGAGTGTTACAGACGTGGTTTGAGTGTTGAACCGTTCAGGCGTATGCGTTTTGTGTGTACTTTGGACATGACTCGAGACGTGTTTTTGCGTAACATGAAACTCGGTGTTCTTTACCAGAAGCTTTTCAACCAAGAGCTCGAGGGTGCGCACGATGCTTTGAATGATTCGCGTGCGTGCGGGCGCGTGTATCCAATTCTTCGTGATAAAACACCCAATCTTAAACCACTCGGTATTCCCAAGATCATTCTCAAAGCTTCGGAGGTCGCGGGCATGATTGGAAAGAACCAATACAAAACACCTCTTCAGATCGCAGATGAACTGTGGAGTAAATACATGCCTGAAACCTTTGAAGGGCGCACGAAGGAACAGGTGGCCATGCAAGCCATCGGTACATCACAAGTCGCTAAAGATCTTTTGAAGGATGCCGAACAGTTCAAGTCTACGAACAGTACGAGTGTTGAACAGAAATTCAGAGCTGTTTCCAACCAACTCGAAAAGAACTCGGGGCTCAAGAAAGAAGAGCTCGACGCGGCAAAGGATCACATACGTAAGACCCTGTATACCAATCACGGGACGAGACACGAAGATTCGACCGCAGAACACTACGAGAATCTCATCGAGGATCGAACGTTCTACACGTATGACGTGTGTACGCTCGCCGGGACGACGTACCAAATCGTGGGACGGATAGACAGGATTCGTGAAAACGAGGACGGGTCTCGATCCATCGTGGAAATTAAGAATCGCGCGAGAGGTCTCTTCAGATCCGTTCGTGAATACGAGGAAATCCAGTGTCAAACATACATGGAAATGCTCGATTTACACGCGTGTACTCTCATCGAACAGTGTGATTCTAAGCGAATGTCACACTACATCCCACGCGAGAAGGAACGTTGGAACGACGTGATTTTACCAAAACTTAAAAATTTCTGTGAGCGATTTCATGATATGCTCTCGTCTAACTAAAAAATTTACATATAATAAATGGCGACCCCTCCATCCACCCCAAAAAGAAAGGCACCTGCGACTCCCAATACACCCAGAAAAGCACAAAAAACAAACACACCGAAAACCAAATCTATAATTTCTGGTTTGGGTAAAATGAGTGTGTCTCCGGGTACAGCACGAAAACACGTAAAATCTGTGAAGCGTTCATTGACTGAAAACCTTAATAAAATGGCGAGAAGTGCCATTCTCGCGAAAGGTATGAAAGGTCTTAAAGGTCGCGTTAGAACACCGTTTCAGCTCGCTGAAAACGAAAGAAAAAAGTTGAAGAATAAAAATACCGGTAAAAAGTAAGAATGACACGCGATTGTATACACGGTAATCCCAGAACACAGTGTCCAATTTGCAAAAATTTAGAACGAATCGCGTCTCAGCGGACCGTACAATACGCCACCGTTGCGCGTATGATCTCGGGTACGCAAAACCGCGTTTTCGCACAAAGTGTTATGAGACTCGCGAGACTTCCACAGAACTACCCGAACATGCGTCTTACCATCACAGACGAAATGCGTAACGCGACCCGTAACTTTATCGCGTCCCCTCGTAATGCGTCTGCGGGTGATAGGTTTAGAAACGTCATGTCAACTGCTTTGGTGAGAGCGGAGGTTAACACTGGTGGTTCATACTCGGCGTCGTCTTCATCGTCTTCTAATGTAAATTCACCCCGTAGTTCTGTTGGAACTGGGTCTCGTTTCACGAGGTCTGCTTTGAGTGTTTATTCTCGTTTGGGAACACCCGATTCTCCAAACTCGCCGCGTGGTAGACGTGCGAGGTCGGGTACACCCGTGTCTAGATTTGCGGGTCCACAATCACCCGGTTCTAACGCGAGCAATACGGAGAGGTTTTCACCACCCAGGAAGAAATCTAAGTAGACTGTATGGTGTCTCTCGAAGACTTCATCCGAAACACCGCTATTTTTGGTAATGGTTTGTGTTTGGTAGACAGTGTTTTGAGAATTATAAAATTTGGAAAGTAAAAATAAAAAAAAAATATTTTTTTTGAAACTTTTTTTCGAAAAAAGAAAGTGTAATAATTATTTTTTTTTCGAAAGGATTTAAAAAATAGACTCTAATATTTATCATAAGATGATTGAGTTGGTTTCAGAAAGGCTTAATCTCGGTAAAGAGAAGTATGGTCACGGTGTTCGCACACACATGGATACCACGACGTGGGGGACCCCCAAAAATTCGTGGATCGAGATGGCGATGGAGGAGTACCTAGACGCCATCGTGTACACGGTCGCCGATTACATACGTAAGTTCGAGGAACCTTCTCAGCCCGATGATAACGCCAGAATCATGGAACTCACGAAGAACCCCGAACACATGTTGAGTGCGTGTCATGAAAAACTCGTGAATTCATTGAAAGAACTCGTGGAATTATCGTTAGCAATAAAATAATAGGTATTATTAGATATGTCTAACGGAGCTGTCGCTCAGTTGTTGGCGCGAGGCAAACAGGATGTCCACATCACGGGGTCTCCACAGATTACGTTTTTTAATTCATCGTTCAAAAGACACAGCAATTTCGCTACGTTTACACAGGAGCAGACCATTCAGGGAATCCCCAAAGCGGGTGGAACATCGAGTGTGATGTTTAAACGTTCCGGGGATTTGTTGGGATACTGTTACATCGACGTAAAGTTGAATGGGGTTGCACAATTGATTGACGATTGGAGAACTGTGATAGATGAGGTCGAGTTTTACATAGGTGGTCAATTGGTGGATCGCCAAGATGCCGAGTTCTGTGAAGACATTGCCATCGATCTTTTGGCGACCACGTATTCTAAATCATTCCCAGCGAGTCTTCACGGGGGTATAGGTTCGAGTTCGTTCTTTTACCCCCTTCGTTTCTTCTTTTGTGAGTCTTGGCAAACGAGTCTCCCGGTCGTGGCGATTCAAAACCACGATATAGAATTGAAAATTAAATGGAGTGAAAACCTGAATGAAAATTATTCGTGTCACTTGAATGCGCGGTACGCATACTTGGATGAAGATGAACGCACGAAGGTCGCCCTTTCTCAACACAACATGTTGATTTTCCAGGTGCAAAAGAACAAGCCCCTTAATCAAACGGTTCAGGAACTCACATTTAATCATCCAGTCAAATTCATTGCGAGTAGTAATGTGAGTGCATCAAACAATCTTGTATCACGCACAAATAAAGTAAAGATTCAGGTAAATGGCTCAGATTTAGATGATTTTAAGGTGAGTGTACCGTATTACACCGCCGTCCCGTGTTATTACAACACCGAATTTTCAGCTTCTAACGCAGAAGGTATGTTTGTGTACCCGTTCTGTATATCCACATCCAGATATCAACCCACAGGAACGCTTAATTTCAGCAGAATAGACTCGTGTACGATTCATTGCACAGAAAATATAAACAGAGCCATATATGCCGTAAACTATAACATTTTAAGAATAAAAGATGGCATGGCACGTGTAATGTACGTAGACTAATTTCTGACTTAGTATTAAACGCGATGGGACGAGACGAATACTCACAGAGTAGTCTCTTGTCTCCTTTGGTTGGTAGGCCTGTATCAAGATATACAAATTTACCAAAAAATACAACGACTCTAAGAAACTTAACTGAATCTAGGGCTAAACCCAATAACAGACTCCACTATTCTACGTATCCAACTATGCAAACGGAATATCAAGCGTCGTATTCTCAACTCACGAACCTTGATTTTTATTCACCCATCATTACCATATTGGGTGGTAATCCATATGCCCATTTAAGGAATACCAAATTTGTGGATCCAGGTATAATTTTGGATGAGACGTCTACGTTGGTATCTAATGTTTCAACCGTAGATGATAATGCGTTTGGTACGTTTAAAATAACATACGTGGCAACGGATGGTATAAACCCGGATACGACTTCTGTGAGAGTCGTAAAAGTGGGTGAATATCCAACGGCGACTATTACCGGCGATAATCCATACACGTTAGAAAGATTTCAACACTACGTAGATGCCGGGATTGTTCCTGATGCAAATTCGAGTGTTATATCTACTACATCCTCCTTGAATAACACGGCTGTCGGTACCTATACTATAAATTATACCGTAGCTAATAACGTGTTTTCTAGTTTTTATTCTAGAATCGTCAATGTGGTGGATACCACCCCTCCAGTTATAACCATACTTGGTGATAACCCATACACCCTTGAACGTTTTGATCCATATGTTGACCCGGGTGCAACTGTTGATATAGGAAGTGTTTTGACTACTGATACAAGTAACACACAAAACACATCGATAGGTTCATTTGTTGTCGTGTATAATGCGACGGATGGTAACACTGCACACGATGTTGTTCAGACACGAACAGTCAACGTAGTAGACACTGTTCCACCAGTCATCACAATACTCGGTGATAATCCATACACACTCGAACGTTTTGATCCGTACGTGGATCCGGGTGCAACCGTCGATAGGGGGTCTATTCTTACGACAGATTTAACGGCCGTGAGTAATATACTTGCACATGGAAGTTCATTTGATGTAACATACACTGCTACTGATGGTAACACCTCACATGATGTAACCCAAACGAGAACTGTAAACGTACTGGATAGAAAACCACCACAGATTACACTATTAGGTGATAACCCATACCTAATGCAACCTGCTATTGATTTTAGGACAGTCGATCCATTATTTGAGGTTGACTTGGGTACGTCTGTGACCATAGATTACTCTAATGTGGTTGATACTCACACGTCTACCTTTACCGTTGTGTATACTGCGAGTGACGGTGTGCACCCAGACGTTATAAAAACGAGACAAGTTGCTATAAATGATAATCAATCCCCTATAGTTACACTTAATGGTGCAAGTATAATCACACTCGAACGATATGATCCCTATTTAGATGAAGGTGTAACATTGGATCCGGGTTCGGTCTTGGTGAGTACGACCTCTACGTTAGATAACACTGTGGTTGGAAGTTATACCATTACCTACGAAGCGACTGATTATATTAACCCAAATACGACGAATGTGCGCACCATAAATGTGGTGGATACGACGCCACCCGTAGTGACATTGAATGGCTCGAGTTCAGTGATACTTGAACGGTACGATGTTTTTGCGGATATAGATGACGGCGTGGATATAGAGGCCCCCGGTACTCTTCTTTCTCTTGATATATCTCAACTCGATAACACCACACAGGGTACTTATACTGTCACGTATATAGCCGTGGATGATCACAATAACACAACTAACATCACGCGCGAAGTTGTAGTACGAGATACCGTACCACCAGTAGTGACCCTGAACAATGCATCTACGAATTACACAATGGAACGTAACGGCGTGTGGGCAGACATTGACCCCGGTGTGACACTTGATGCTGGTTCAGAACTTATTGGGGTAAATGTAGATAACACAGCTGTGGGTGTTGTTACTGTTCAATACGTCGTAACAGATGGAACATTTACCACCTACACACCCAGAAACATAAATATTGTTGATACTACACCACCAACGGGTAGCATTGCAAATCCAACGTATCAATTAGAAAGATTTGGAACATACACTGAATACAGTGTAGAGAATCTTGATATTGGTACATATTTAGCTGGTACAGATACTAGTAATGTGGATAGCACACTTGTACATGGTTCTACGTTTGATGTTGTATATGATTTAGCTGATGATAGCCAAACAAATACATTCCTCATTAGAACCGTGACGGTAGTGGATACCATTCCGCCAACTGGTACAGTGAATAACCCATCTTTCACACTCGAGAGATTTGGTATATACAATGATCCGGTACCAGGTGTTATTAACCTCGATCAAGGAAGCTACATAGCTGGAGTTGATTTGAGTAATGTGGATAATACCATTTCGCATGGTTCTACCTTTGATGTTGTATATGATTTAGGTGATGATGCAAATAACACCTTTGTTATACGAACAGTAACAGTGAATGATACAACACCACCAACGGGTAGTATTTCTAATCCAACGTATCAATTAGAAAGATTTGGAACATACACTGACTACAGTGTAGAGAATCTTGATGCTGGTACATATTTAGCTGCTACGGATACCAGTAACGTGGATAATACACTCTCACATGGTTCTACATTTGACGTGATTTATGACCTTGGAGACGACGTAACTAATACATATTTAATTAGGACTGTCACGGTTGTAGACACAACTCCTCCGTATGGTACACTAAATAACCCGTCACTTCTCACACTAGAACGTTTTGATGAATATAATGACCCGGTTCCAGGTGTTATTAACATAGATCAAGGTAGTTACATAGCTCACACTGATTTGAGTAATGTGGATAATACAATTGCACATGGTTCATCATTTGATGTAGTTTATGATATAGGGGATGGTGTTAGTAATACCTATCTTATAAGAACTATAAATGTTGTTGATACTACACCACCAACTGGTAGCATTGCAAATCCATCGTATCAATTGGAGCGTTTTGACACATATGTCGAATATAGTGTAGAGAATCTTGATGCTGGTACATATTTAGCTGCTACAGATACCAGTAATGTGGATAATACACTCTCACATGGGTCGTCATTTGATGTGATTTATGACCTTGGAGACGACGTAACTAATACATATTTAACTAGGACTGTCACTGTTGTAGATACAACTGCGCCGGTAGCCAGTCTTGCAAATCCAACATATCAATTGGAACGATATGATATTTACACGGAACACGGTGTAACTGGTCTGGACATAGGAAGTTACTTAGTTAGCACAGACTTTAGTAACGTGACTAACACGTCAACGGGTGTATCTAGTTTTGATGTGGTTTATGATATAGGTGATGGTGTTAGTAATACAACTTTAATTAGAACAGTAAGTGTCGTAGATCCAGTATTAAATGAGACTTCAAATCTTATTTTATCTAACGGTGGGGTGAATGATGTTTTTGGTGACACATGCTCCATGACTAACGATGGTTCAGTTGTAGTAGTTGGTGCAAAAGGTGGACAAAAAGTCGGCGTTTACAGTAATGTGAATGGAACTTGGAGTGAAATAGCTATTCTTACTACGACTGATGGTACTAGCTATTATGCTACATCGGTCTCTATTTCAGGTGATGGGTCTACTATTGCTGTGGGTAGTCGTGAAGGTTCACTAGTGGGTGCGGCTGTATACATTTATGAAAAACCCACCAATGGATGGGTTACTACATCTGCGTACACTGCTAAACTTACTGGGGCGATGTCTAGTGAGAGTGGGGGTGCAAGTGTTGGTTTATCTGAGGATGGCTCAATACTTGCTACGGGTGCAACTTCGTATAAGCCACCAAACACTGCACAATCTTTTTCTGGTGCCGTGTATGTATACGAACGTTCTGGTAGTAACTGGTCTTCTACTTCGACTCACACAGCTTTACTCACTGGTTCTGATGTAGTAAAAAGTGATACACTGGGTGATGTTGTAGTTATATCTAGGGATGGAACCGTAATTGTCGCAGGTGCTCCACTTGATGATTCCAATGATCCAAGACCTGGGGGTGCTGTGTATATTTATGAAAAACCTGTGAATGGTTCATGGACAACTGCAACTGAAACCCATAAAATCATGGCATCTGATAAAGCGCGTTACGATAGATTTGGGGAATCTGTATGTATTTCGGAAGATAAAACCTTTATAGCTGTGGGTGCACCGCAAGATGATGATGGTGCATCTGGGAGTGGTTCTGCGTACATATTTGAAAAATCTGTTTCTGGGTGGAGTCAACAAGCTAAAATAAACGCGAGTGATAGTTCGACTAACGGCAACTTTGGGTGGTCGATAGCAACTAATTATAATGGAAATACTTTATTTGTAGGTTCAACTGGAGCTACAGGTGCGGGTAGTGGGTTTTATTATGGTGCCGTGTATGTTTATAAAAAACCATCCGGTGGGTGGACCAATACAAATGGTCACGGTGTTAGAATACAACCATCTGAAACGGTGGCAAGTGATCAATTTGGTTATTCTGTGGCTGCATCTTATAGTGGTACAAGGATTGTTGCTGGTGCAACGGGTCATGACACGAATGGTGATTCAGCCCGTGGTAAAGCTTACATATTTGATGCGGACTACTTCATCTAACTCCCCCAACCCCCCCACGCCCCGCGTGAGCCCCGTTCCGTGTCTCCGCACGCCTCGGTACCCCTCCCCCAACCCCCCACGCTTCGGTGTCTACCCCCAACGTTTCCCCAACGTTTCCCCAACGCTTCCCCACTCTTCCGTGACCCCACCCCAACGCTTCCCGACGCTTCCCAACAGTCCGTGTACGCTTCCCTACAGCCG